GGGAAGGGCGTCGTCTGGCCGCCGCGCGAGCAGCCGGCATGATGGTCACCGACTTCTGGCCCGACCTGCGCGACCGCGATATGCCCAAGGAGCGCCGCTGTGGTCGCGCCGAGACCTGTGAGTATTGCGGCTGCCTCAACGTGCCGGGCGACCTGTGCGAGAGCCGCATGGAGAGCGGCGAGCTGGTGGACGTGACCTTTGTCTGCAACGCCTGCCTGGAGGAGATCGAGCGCGACATCCGCAACGAGCAGCTCCTCGACTGCGGCGGCTCGGCATGAGGGCCGACTGGAGCCACCTGGAGAAGTGGCGGGTCGTCGCGCAGAGCGACCCGTGGGCGACCGACAAGGGCGACCGCTTTGGCGCGTTCATCATCCCCAAGGCGACCGGCCAATTGCGCATGCTGGCGAGTGAGGGCGACGAGGAGGTGCCGTGGGAGCATGTCTCGGTCAGCCTCGCCGACCGCTGCCCGACCTGGGCCGAGATGAGCTACGTCAAAAGCCTCTTCTGGGGGCCGGACGAGACCGTCATGCAGCTCCACGTGCCCGACGCCGAGCACAAGAACCACCACCCGTACTGCCTTCACCTGTGGCGACCGACGAACGCCGAGATCCCGCGCCCGCCCAACTACGCGGTGGCGGCATGACCCCGCCGGATCTCGACAAGATCCGGCGCGGCGCGCAGCTCGCGATGCACCATGCGGTGATGAGCGAGGAGCACCTCTCCTGGCTCTACTGCGGCTGGATCAAGCGGCACTGCGAGGAGCTGCTCTACGAGGATCTGTGGCTCGCGACGGAGCCGCTCGAATGACCCCGCCGAAATGCCGCATCTGCGGCATGCGCGAACATAACCACCGCTGCACGGGCGGGACGCCGGCCCAGCAGGTCGCCGAGCAGCAGCGGGTGAAGAAGCTTGGACGCGTTCCCCCAAGCGCGCCCGAGGCGACGGCCCCGGTGAACCTGCCATCCGGCGACGATGGAACCGCACCGGGGCCAAAGCGCCCGATCAAGGACGCGCTCGACAACTACCCGGCGGTCAAGCGCCGCTGGCACGACGACACCGACAGCGCGGGCGAGCCGACCGAGATCGCCGATTACGTAAGGAAGCCCGCCCGGTTTTACGCGCCGCCCGGCCAGTGCGTGTACTGCGACCGCAGGCGCGCCTCGGCGCGGATCTCGATGCGCGCGGTGCGCGAGAGGGGCGAGGCGTGACGGCGTTCTTCGCCGCCTTCGCCCGCTGGATGGTCAAGCGCGCCGGCCAGCTCGTCAGCCTGCCGCTCGCCGGCTGGTACGCGATCACCCGGCGGATCGACCTGCAGATCCTCTGGCCGGCCTGCAAGAATGTGGCGCTGGAGCGCCGCTGCACGATGGGCTGGAGCTACCTGGACGCGCTCAACCATGCCAAGGCGGCCTTTGCCGTCCACGCCTTTGGCGACGCCGGCTGGCTCTGGCTGGGCGACGAGGAGGTAAAGCGGCGCATCGACCGGCTGAGCTGGTAATGCCGACGCGCCGCCCCTCCGGTCCACCGCCGCCGCCCGAGGGCGAGAGCTATTTCGCCGACCCCGAGCAGGCCTACGACTACCTGGAGCGGCGCGGCTACACGGTGACCAAGAACAACAACTGGCTGCCGCCAGCCAGCATCGACGCGCCGAGCAAGAAGGATCTGATCGCCGCGCTCTACCTCGGCCACACCAGCGACTACGGCGGCATCATCAAATTGGCCCGTTGCCCGTTCTGCGGCGGCCGGGCCGACCCGCGCAGCTCCATCGGCGTCGAATGCCTCGACTGCGGAGGCAGCGCGCCCGACATCGAGATCTGGCAGAAGAGGACACCATGAGCGACGAAAGACAGCCCCGCGACCCGTGGGCCGAGGCCCAGGCCGACACCACCGACAACAACGCGCTGGCCCAGCAGCAGCGCGCTCGCGACTACGAGCGGATGAGCATGCGCCTCAATTGCCTCTCGATGGCCCTGGTCGTGCCTGACGGCGCGCAGCCGCCGCCGCTCGCCGAGGTGATCGAGCGCGCCCGCACCTACTGGCGTTTTGTCGAGACCGGCGAATAGGTGAGAGGCCTCAGCCGGCGCAAGAGCGCCAGGGCGATCAAGCGCCGGCTGCGCGAGCTGCCGCAGGATGACGGGCTGATCCCGGTCCTGATGATCGACTGGGGCCGGCGCTACTGGGGCAAGGTCACGCCGCAGGCGATGCACGAGGCCATGGCCGAGAAGATGGCCGTCCACGACGCCCGCAGCGTCTACGAGCGCTGGGGCGGCAACCAGTGGGGGGAGGAATGGGTCTTGAAGCCCTCGCTGCAGCCGCAGTTCTTGCGTCGCATGCCCCTCCTCAAGACCGACCTCAATTTTCGCGACTGGCGGCGCGCTGCACGCCGCTGACCGCGACCGACCGCGAGCCGCTCTGCGACATCGCCGCGCAATACGCAGCCCTCGTCAATCCCGAGCACCCCAAGACGGCCCTATGGGTCTCGCACGGCACCGGGCTGCCCGAGCTGGGCGAGCACGGCCTCCTGATCGGCCGCTTCTTCGCCGGCATCCTGATCGCCAGCCGGCGCGACATCGAGCTGCTGCAGGCCGAGCCGACCGAGGAGCAGCTCAGCCGCATCCTCGGCTATGTCGAGAGCAAGACCGAGGCCCTGGCGGCCTCCCTGCCGTCCGAGCCGCTCATTGTCCAGGCGCGGATCGGCAACGCCGTCGTGCTTGAGATGCTGAGCGGCCCGACCCGGTTCCGCGAGGCCGCCACCCGCTGCCGCGAGCATGGCGACGTCCATGTCATGACAATGAGCGGCTGCCTGCACCGCCGGCACCGGCTGATCCTTGAGGAGGCGCGCGATGCCAAAAGGCTCCAAGGTCGCCCAGGTCGAGACCAAGCTGAAGCGCGAATACCCCGGTAACCCCGGCGCGGTCTACGGCACGCTCAACAAGGCCGGGCTGATGCGCGGCAACAAGCCGACCAAAAAGGGGCTGCAGAAGGCCTCTAGGAGGCGATAGCGAGCATCCAGATCGCCAGCGCGACGCACCCGGTCTGGGCGAGCGCCAGGGCCGCCAGCAGGAGCGGGTGCTTCGCCACGATCATGACCGCCAGCAGCGCCCCGGCGGTCATCAGATTGAGCCAGTAGAGCGTCTCCAGGTTGATCACCGGCCCATCTTTCGGATCACCCAGCCGAGGATGAAGCAGGAGCACAGGAGGGCGATCCAGGCCCAGTCCGTCCGGTCCATCAGAACCCGATGATGTTCTTCAGCGCCGCCTGGGCGGTCTCGGCGGCCTGCAGCGCCTCCTCCAGGCTCTCGGCGATCTCCTCATCGACGCTGCCCTCGCCGGCCTGGATGGCCGGCATGGCGCTGATCGCCTCCTTGAGGCCGAGGAGCGCGGTCTCAACCCGCACGCGCACCGTCGTTGCCTGATCCTTGGTCATCGTTGTCCTCCTCTAGCCCGATGACGACCGAGCCGAATTTGCCGGTGATCCGCATCACGCAGAGCATGTCGGGGAAGCGGTCGAGAAATGCAGCAACCTGAGGGATCGCCACCTCCGCGATGGCGCGGAACTCTTCGCCGGTCATCACTTCACCGCCATTGGCCGGCGCTGCGCGGTGTGCAGCTTCTGCAGGTGCTCCACGACCGCGATGTCCTTGACCAGCCGCATCAGCGCACCGACGAGGAAATGCATCTGCGGCGCGACCTCAAGCCGCCCGCCGGTCGCGAGCACCTTCTCGGCCGCGCTCGCGATGATCTCGGCGTTCTGCGCGAGCTGGCCGGCGACCTCGGCGACACAGCCGACCGCCCGGCGGTGCTCCAGCCGGCGGCCATCGGTGCGCTGGTTGTAGGCCCTGGCGGTCTCAAGGACGGCTATCGACATCAGCTCTCCTCCCCTGGGTTGTGTTCTTCAACAACGCGTGCCCGGTCAAACCGGACAAGGCGCACGCGGTGCCCGGTCTTGCGGCCATGGTCGAGCGCGATCTCGCGAAACCGCTCGCAGGCATCGAGCCGGTTGTGCTGCAGCGGCATGTCGCGGCTGCCGCGCACAATCGAGCGGCCTGGGAAGGTCGTCACGATGATCGCCTCGTAGCCGTCCTCGATCTCGGTCCAGGCGTAGAGCTGCTCCATGTCAGGCATGCGGCGGCTCCTTGAGGTTGATCTTCATCGGCCGGTTGCTGCGCACCGCCATCAGCGCCTCGGTGGCGATCCCGGCGATCAGGCCGAACGCCATCGCGTAGCGCGCATCGACCGTGTCGTCGTCACCAAAGGGATAGATCCGCGCCACGACAGACCGGATCTCCAACAGCGTCCGCTTCGCGTCGTCATTGTCCATGATCGCGTTCCAACGTTGCCCTCCCGTTTGACCCATGTTGCCAACACCCACAGCAACGGGCAACCCGTCAAATGCTGGCATGCAAAATAGTTAACGGCGGCCGGTGAGCACACCCGTCGCCGGCTCGCTGGCGGTCACGCCGCTCTACACGGTGCAGGCGACCGATGCGGTCGTCTCCTGGGATGATGCCGGCGCGACCTGGAGGAATGTCGCGCCCTGGCTGACCGCGCCGCCGAGCGGTGGGCCGTACGTCAAGACGGCCGGCGACACGATGACCGGCGCGCTGACCGTCAACAACGGCGCGACCGTCGCCAACCCGCTCCTGGTGCAGAACAGCGCTGGGGCGGCAACCATCCGCGTCGAGAACACCGCGCCGGCCAGCACCGGCAATTTTGCGAGCATCGATCTGGCGGATTGGACGACGACGCAGGCGCGTTCCGTCGCGCTGTTGCGCGCCGGCCTGACCAACACGACCGACGCGACCCGCACCGGGCAATTGCTGATCAATCTCGCGACGAACGGCGCGCTCGCCACGGCGGCGACCCTGACGCCGACCGCGCTGACCCTCGCCGCCTCGCCTGCCGCCGCCGACAACAGCACGAACGTCGCGACGACCGCCTGGGTGACGGCGAAGGGTTATGCGACGACGGCGCAACTCGCCGGCTACCTGCCGCTGACCGGCGGGACGCTGACCGGCAGGCTGACGATCTCGCTTGGCGACGCCTCGTCGCCGCATCTGGTCATTGGTGGCACCACCAAGGGCGCGCGGCTCTTCACCAATGCGAGCGGAACGACCCTTGAGGGCGTCGATAACACTGGGTTTGCCTCATACCAGCCGTTCTCCGTCGGCGGCAGCGTGCTCTACCTGACGAACAGCGGGGCTACTGCCGTCACGATTGCTGGCGGTATCATGTCGCTCGCCGGCAACAACCTCTATTTCGCGGGGGTTACCTCGGGCGCTGGCCCCAGGATGTACGGCGACACGACCAACATCGCGTGGCAGCTCGGGACGGGGAATGGCGCCTTCGCGTGGTACAAGAACGACGGCACCCAATTGATGCTGCTGTCGGGCACCACTGCCAACCTGACCCACGGCGGGCAGTATCACTACTTTGGCAACAGCACCGGCACGATCAACGGCACGGGCGGGCCGTTTATCTACGCCGACACCGGCAACACCGCCATCAAGCTCGGTTCCGGCAACGCCAACGTACTCTTCCAGAGCTATAGCGGTAGCAACTTCGCGCACATCGCCAGCAGCGGCACGTATTACTCAAATAGCGTCGCTGTGGCGTGGGCGAACAGCAGCTACGTCATCGTCTATGACAGCGCGGCGAACCAAGGTCTCCTCCTCGGCGGCGGGGCCGACAAGACCAACTACTACCGCAACACCGGGCACCGCTTTCAAGGCATCGCCGCATCGCCCGAGATGGCGTGGATCACCGGCCAAGGCCTCGTTGTCTATCCGTCCGGCGACATCGGAGGGCAGACCGACCGCGCCTTTTTCAGCAGCACGGTCTGGCGCTTCAAGCAGGTCTCGGGCGACGAGGCGAGCGCCGGTCGCATCGACTACCGCGTAGCAAATAGTGGCGCGCTCTCGATCATCGGGGCTGGGACGGCGAGCGGCAACCGCACCGTCCAGATTTACGACAATCTCTTCGTCGGGGCGATTACCGCCACCTCCATCACTTCAACCGGCGCAAGCGCGGGCTATACGTTTGGCGACCGGGGCACGAGCGGTTACACCTGGGTCTTGTACGGCACCGACCCCGGCGGCGGCTGGGGGCCATCGGCGGTCCTCTACCGCGTCGGCAACCGCTTTGCGTGGAATGACACGCTCTTTGGCTCGATGCAGAACAATCTCTTTCAGTGCGGTGCGGCGGGCTTCGCCTGGAGCAACTGCACCTCCTACGCCTTCACCAACGCCAGCGACCGGCGCGACAAGACCGACATCGAGGGGCTGCCCGATTGCCTCGCCCTGGTGCGCGCGATCAACCCGCAGCGCTACCGCTGGGCGAAGCCGGCCCGGCACGACCGAGGCCGCCAGCATTGGGGCTTTGTTGCCCAGGAGGTCGGCGCGGCCATGGCGAGCGCCGGCCATGACTTTGGCGGACATGTCGTCAGCCGCGACCGGCACGGCCTCGCCTATCACGAGCTGACCGCTGTCCTGTGGAAGGCCGTGCAGGAGCTTTCAGAACAGGTCGAGGAGCTGCAGCATGGCCGCTAGCAAGGACGAGTGCATCGCCGCCTTCCCGCGCTCCCAGGTCTGCCAGGACCGCACCTATTCGCGGCTCATCGCCTGGGCGAGCTACACCACCAGCCTGCCGCTGCCGCCGACTGACACCGCACCCGACCCCGACTGGGTGCGCCAGCGCGTCCTGGCCGAGCGTCTGCCGCTCTACAGCGGCACCTACGTGTCCCAGGTCATGCCGTACCTCTTGGAGGTGCCGAACGTCACCGACGACGTCCGCAGCCACCTCAACGCCTACAACGACGAGGCGACCGAGACGACGCTGGTCGGTGAGATCGACGCCGGCCTCGCGGTGATCATGCCCAAATTCGCCGAGGCGATGGTCAGCGACCAGGACGTGGCGAACTGGTGCGAGAAGAACGGCTACCCGCTGCCTGACGGGATCACTCCACCCATAGGTTTCTGACACGCCCCTGGACCAGAAGGGGCCGATCCAGGTTCCGGCCAACGGCTGGCGACCTCGGCCCTATCAGAGAGATCTCTGGGCTTACCTGGAGAGAGGCGGCAAGCGCGCCGTCGCCATATGGCACCGCCGGGCAGGGAAGGATGAGGTCTGCCTGCACTGGACCATGGTCGCCGCGACGATGCGCGTCGGCGTCTACTGGCACATGCTGCCGGAGGCCAATCAGGCCAGGAAGGCGGTCTGGGACGCCGTCAACCCGCACACCGGGCTGCGCCGGGTCAACGAGGCCTTCCCGCGCGAGCTGCGCGAGAGCACGCGCGAGACCGACATGGCGATCCGCTTCAGAAACGGCTCGCACTGGCAGCTCGTCGGCTCGGACAATTACAACTCGTTGGTCGGCTCGCCGCCGGTCGGCGTCGTCTTCTCCGAGTTCGCCCTCGCCGACCCCTCGGCCTGGGGCTACCTGCGGCCGATCCTCGCCGAGAATGGCGGCTGGGCGCTCTTCATCACGACGCCGCGCGGTCGCAATCACGCCTCGACGTTCTACGAGGCCGCGCGCCAGGACAAGACATGGTTCGCCGAGCAGCTCCCGGCGACCGAGACGACGGTCTTCACCGCCGAGCAGCTCCAGGTCGAGCGCACCGAGCTGATCCGCGAGTACGGCCCCGACGACGGCGAGGCGCGGTTCCGCCAGGAGTATCTGGTCTCGTTCGATGCCGGCGTGATGGGCAGCTACTACGGCGGCCTGATGGAGGCGGTCGAGAAGGAGCGCCGGATCACCAAGGTGCTCCACGAGCCGACGATCCCGGTTCACACGGCCTGGGATCTCGGGATCGGCGACGCGACCGCGATCTGGTGCGTGCAGCTCGTCGGCCAGGAGGTCCGGCTGATCGACTACATCGAGAACAGCGGCGTCGGTCTCGACTGGTATGTGCGCGAGCTGGACCGCCGGCCCTGGAAATGGGGCGAGCACGTCCTGCCGCACGACGCCGAGGCGCGCGAGCTGGGCACCGGGCGCAGCCGGCTGGAGACGCTGCGCAGCCTCGGCCTGGGCCGCGCCCAGGTGCTGCCGAACCAAAGGATCGAGGACGGCATCAACGCGGTGCGGATGATGCTGCCCAGGTGCTTCTTCGACGCCGAGAAGTGTCAGCGCGGGATCTCGGCGCTGCAGAACTACCGCCGGAGCTGGAACGAGGCGCTGCGCACCTACAGCGACCGGCCGCTGCACGACTGGACCAGCCACGCCGCCGACGCCTTCCGCTACCTCGCGCTCGGCAACCTGCGCAACGCCGGCATGGCCCGGCCGATCAAATATCCGGACTTGGCGGTTGTATGAGCGAGCCTGCCTATTACGACCGGCAAAACGTCGTCCACATTGACGGCACGCCGATCTTTCAGACGCGAGAGGATCAGGCCAACGAGGCCGATGTCGCCGCCCTGGTGAGCGGCCATTGGGACTGTCGGGTGCGATCATTCGGGGCGCTCGCGCCAGTTGACTGGTACGCCGAGCGCCACGGACGCCTGATCGGCGTGCTGGAGCTGAAGAGCCGGCATCACCGCCGCGAGAAATACCCTGGCGTCTTCCTCAACGTCCGCAAATGGCTCGCTCTGACCATGGCGAGCATGGGCTTGCGCGTGCCGGCGGTCTTTGTCGTGCGGTTTGACGACGGCGTGTGGTGGGTGCCGCTCACCGAGGTTGATGCGAGCCAGCACCGCATCGCCGGCTGCTCGCGCATCGTCAAAAGCGTCAACGACATCGAGCCGGTGATCTACGTCCACAACGAAAAATTCCGCGAGCTGAAGAGCCGGTGATGCCCTGGTTTAACGATCAGCGAAGGAGGGAGCGCAATGAGCGACTTCTCGCGACTGATGGAGAGCGGCCGGACCAACACGCCGCTCCCGGTGAACACGTCAGTGCCGGCGGTGACCGGCAGCGCCAAGTGCGGCCAGGAGCTGGCCGTGACAAACGGCAACTGGAACAACATGGGCAGCGAGATCGCTAGCTCCTACAGCTACCAGTGGCGGGCCGCCGCCGCCGCGATCAGAGGCGCGACCTTCCCGACCTTCACGCCCCTGGCGGCCCATGTCGGCGTCGCTATCGACTGCATCGTGACCGCTCGCAACCTCGGCGGCGCGACCGCCGCTCCGGCGAGCAATTCGTTGACCATCACCGCATCGTAAGGAGGAGAGCATGAGCGACTTTGCACGCCTCATGGAGATGGCCCTGGCGGGCGGCGCAACGCCCGAGGACATCACCGGCCGGGCACCGCCTCCGCTCGCCGAGCAGCTCGCCGAGGCCGAGAAGGCCGCCGCGAAGGCCGCGCCTGCGGGACTTCGCGCTGACCGCGATCACGAGCACCGCGAGACCCGCGAAAAGAAGTGAGCAGCCACGACGTCGTCCTGTTCCTCGAGTTGAAGGAGCGGGTCGGCCGGCTCGAAACGATGATCGAGGCGCTGCAGGCCAGCAAAGACCTGCGCGCCGAGATCGCCATGCTCAAGATGCGGATCGGCGGCCTCCAGGGCCAGCTCAACGCCCTGCGCCAGGGCCGACCGCCAGATCCCGAAACGCTGCCTGACGCGCCAGCCAACACCCATGGTGAGGCCGATGCCGCCACTGGATAGCAGCGCGCCGACCCAGATCTTTAGCGACGACCCGTTCGCTCGGGCGAACGCCGTGATCGGCCGCACGCCGCGCCGCGACGCCAAGCGCATGATGCCGGCCGACGAGCTGAAGGTGATCATCGCCAAGGAGATGAGCACCGCTGTCGGCGCGGAGGACGGCAAGCTCGCCCAGGACCGGCAAGAGCTGATGTCCTATTACCAGGGCGAGGAGTTCGCCAACCCGCCGCCAGGGCAGAACCGCTCGCGGGTCGTCATGCTGACGGTGCTGGAGACGGTCGAGTGGGTGCTGCCGGCCCTCTTGAGGATCTTCACCGCCAGCGATCAGATCGCCGAGCTGGCCCCGGTGCGCACCTCGATGACGCCGCCACCGACCGCGCCCGGCATGCCGCCGCCGATGGACCCCGAGGAGGCCGCCCGGCAGGCCACTGTGTACACAAACCATGTGTTCAACGTGGACAATGACGGGTTCCTCATCCTGCACGACTGGTTCAAGGACGGCCTGCTGCAGAAGGTCGGCTGGATCAAGCGCTGGTGGAGCGAGGAGAAGGTCCGCGAGACCAACAGCTTCACCGGGCTGACCGAGGAGGAGTACGCGGCCAAGCTGCGCGATCTCGGCGACCCGAACAGCTCGGCCGAGGTCGAGATCATCGAGGAGACCAGCTACCCGGCCCCGACGCCCTCGGGCATGGGCGAGGACGCGCCGCAGCCGATCCCCGACATACCCGGCCAGCAGCGCCCCAAGCTCTACGACTGCAAGATCCGCGTGACCCGCAAGCAGGGCCGGATCATGGTGCGTAACGTGCCGCCGGAGGAGATCCTGTTCAGCCGGCGCTCGACCCGCGACGATATCCCGTTCCTCTGCCACCGCTCTCCGGTCACCCAGAGCCAGCTCCTGCAGGAAGGCTACGACCGCGAGTGCCTGGAGGAGATCGGCTGGGCCGACAGCGACGACTACAACTCCGAGCGCCTGCAGCGCTACGCGCCCGACGATGACATGCCGTTCGCGGGCGACCGCACCGACAAGCCGATGCGGACGCTGTGGCGCGAAGAGAACTACGTCATGGCCGACTACGACGGCGATGGCGTCGCCGAGCTGCTGAAGGTCACGACGGTCAACAAGGCCGCGACGATCCTGCGCAAGAACGGCAAGCCCGACATCGAGGAGGTGGACGAGATCCCGTTCGACTACCTCTGCCCGGTGCCGATGCCGCACAAACTGGTCGGGATGTCGGTCGCCGACCTCGTGATGGACCTGCAGCGGATCAAGAGCACGCTGATCCGCCAGATGCTCGACAACATCTACCTGACCAACAACCCGCGCCACCTCGTGGTCGAGGGCGCGGCGACCGACGAGACCTACGACGACCTGCTGACGTCAAAGCCCGGCGGCATCGTCCGCAGCCGGCAGGCTGACGGCGTCGTCCCGCTGGTGACGCCCTTTGTCGCCGAGAAGGCGCAGGGCCTCGTTGAGTACATGGACCAGACCGCCGAGGTCCGCACCGGCATCTCGCGGCACAACCAGGGCCTCGATCCCGACGACCTCAACAAGACCGCGACCGGCGTCAACCTGATCCAGCAGGCCGCCGCGCAGCGGGTCGAGCTGATCGCCAGGATCTTCGCCTTCTCGGTGCAGAAAATGGTCCGAGGCATCCTCGGCCTGATCAAGAAGCACGCCCAGCAGGAGCGCATCATCAGGGTCTCCGGCGCGCCGCTGCAGACCGACCCGGCGCAGTGGAAGAACGACATGACCGTCTCGGTCAGCGTCGGCCTGGGCACCGGCAATCGCGACCAGATCATGAGCCACCTCATGGCGCTGCTGAACGTGCAGCAGCAGATCGTCATGGCCCAGGGCGGGATCGATGGCCCGCTGGTCTTTGGCAAGAACATCTACGACACGGTCACCAAGCTCTCGGAGAACGCGGGCTTCAAGTCGAACTGGGCGGTGCAAGACCCGACCGTCCCGCCGCCGCCGAGCGTGACCGGGCCTCCCAAGCCGCCCAAGCCCGATCCCCAGGCCGCCCAGGCCATGGCGCTCGCCCAGGCCGAGATCGAGATCAACAAGCAGAAGGCCCAGACCGACGCCCAGCTCAACGAGCAGAAGGCCGGGCATCAGGCCAACCTCGCCAACCAGAAGGCCAGCCAAGAGATGCAGCTCAACCAGCAGACCGCCGAGCACCAGCAGACGCTCGACCGGCAGAAGCTGGCGCACGACTTCGCGATGGCCCAGCTCAAGGCCAACAACGACATGGAGATCGAGAAGCTGCGGGCCGCGAACGACATGGAGATCGAGCGCATGAAGGCCGAGAACGCCGCGACCGTCGCCATGCACAAGGTCAACATGACCTCGCAGCCTCAGGCGGGCGAGTGATCTGTATCTGCCGCTGGCGGCCGGAAATAGCCATCGGCCGCATCTGTCCGCATTGCGGCGGGACCGGCTTCGCGCACTGCTGCGAGGGCATGCGGCGTGACGACGACGAGCAGCAGCCCGCCCATCGGGTTTCATCCTGTCCGCTGGAAGATCCCCCACCCATCGCCGTCAAACAGCCAACAACCCCAGTCTGAGGGCGTTGCCAACAATGTGGCGTTTTGTAGCAAATTTCCTCTACGGCCCGCCGGAGGAGCCAACACCGGCACCGCCGGCCTACGATCCCGAACATGAGCCGCCACCGTTGGGCGATGTCATCCAACGCGGCATGGCGGCGACGCGGCTCCTCGGCGACCCGACCCTGGCCGAGGCGTTCAAGGAGATCCGCGCCGAGGCCTACCAGGACTTTGTCGGCAGCAAGCCCACCGAGGCCGCGCGGCGGGAGGAGGTCTACCGGATCATCCAGGCCCTGGAGCTGGTGCGGCAGAAGCTGATCCACTACCGCGACACCGCCCGCCTGCGGGAGGATCTGCGCCAGGACCAGGAGGCCGCCTAGCGCGACAGGTCGAGCTGCAGCGGCAGGCGCAGGCCCTTGTTGACCGCCCGCAGCACGCCCTCGGCGCACGCCCGCTCGCTGAAATTGTGGTTGAGCATGCCGACCCTGACGATCTCGTCGCTGACGGCGTTCCAGCCGACTTGGTCGAGGCGGTCGCCAAAGCGCTCCTCCTTAAAGCTGTGCCCCTTGGGCATGCGGCGCTGCAGACCGACGACGCCGCGCAATATCCGCGCGCTCATGGTTTGGCCCTGGCACATCTTGACCAACGCCGGCCAGCAATCCTCGACCGCCTGCCGGTTCTGCTGGATTAGGCGCAGGAACTCGGCGACGCAGGAGATCGTGACCGGGCTGGCCGGTGCCGAGATGCGCCGCCCGGCGAGTTTGGCAAGCCTGTCGGCGATCAGCGCATCCTCGTTGCCGGCGACCATCAGTGCGTTGAACTGGTCGGCGAGGCTCGGGATCTTGCGCTCGGTGTTGGCCGCCAGGAAGCCAATGGCCTCATCGCGGATCTGGTCGAGCGCGAAGGCAATGCAAGGCAGATCGCGGATGTCGTCGCGCAGCTTGGCCGCCTCCCAGCGGTGCTGCCCGTCGATGATCGCGTAGCGGTTCTGGTCCCGCCGCGAGACCAGGAGCGACCCGCAGGAGACCCACGACCAGTTCGCCGCGTAGCGCGCGATCCGCACGTTATCGAGACGGCGCTGGTAGTCGTGATCGACGCGGAGCAGGTGCTTGTCGATCTTGAGCAGCTCGCCCGGCTCGTTCTTCACCGGCACGAAGACTTGTTGCCAACGCCCGCCTCTGCGTAGGCCGGCGGTGGTCAAAACGGTTGGCGACACGGGCGGGTTTGGTCTTGGCGCGATGTCGTTCATCCGGTCCTCCCTGGTCAATCTGGCGAAAGGTTCTGCGCCTCCTCTGCCGCCGCTGTGCGGCAACACAGGTTAACCAGACCAAGTTGCCGCCAGCAACATCAATCAAATCGCTTCCCCTCCATTGAGGTTCCCATGAGTGGCACGAACGCCGCTGCCGAACCCGGCAGCGCGGCCCCTACGCCTGCGCCCAACGGCCAGGACCAGTCATACGTCGTTGATGATGTCCGCACGGCCGGCGACGCGATTGCCGGCCTTTTGTTTGGCGACGACGACAAGCAGCCGCAGCAGCCGCAGCAGCCGGCGCGCGATGCGCAAGACCAGAGATCTGGCGACGATGAGCCGCCTGATACCGGAGCCGATGATGATCGGCCCACCGGGGAAGAGGACGACAAGGGCCAGGGCGAACCGGCTGCAGAGCCGGCCATCGAGCCGCCCCAGTCGTGGAACACCGACGAGCGAGCCGAGTTCGCGAAGCTCCCACGCGCCCTGCAACAAGCCGTTGTCCGGCGCGAGAGCCAGCGTGAGGCGGTGCTCACCCAACGCAGTCAGGAGGCTGCCGAGGCCCGCCGCGCTTTTGGCGAGGTGCAGCAGGCAGCCACGAACCAGAGGATTGAGTACCTCAACGGCCTGCAAAAGATGATGGCGTTAGCGGCTCCCGAGGCCGCAGCGTTCAACAACGTTGACTGGGTCGCCGTGCAGGCAGCGTCGCCTGCCGAGTACACCCGGTTGCACGCGGCTCGGGAGGCCCTGCGGGGCCGCCTGGGCGTCATCGAGCAAGAGTTCCAGCAGCGGCAGCAGGCCTTCGCCCTGCAGCAGCAGCAGGAACAGCAGCAGGCGCTTGGCGAGCTGGTCACCAGGGAGCACGCGGCGCTCAACGCCGCCATGCCCGACATGGCCGACCCGGTAAAGGGTGCCGCGATCCGCAAGGATCTGAGCACCTATCTGCAGGACACGGGGCGCTTCAGCCTCGATGAGATCAACCAAGCGTACGATCACCGGCTCATCGTCATGGCCCACAAGGCCATGCTGTACGACCGGCAGATCGCCAACGCGGCGGCTGCAGACGCCAAGCGGAACAACGTCGCGCCCCAGGTCCAGCGCCCTGGCGTCAGCCAGAGCGGTGACCGCAGCGCGCCGCAGACCCGCCTCCAGCAGAGGGCCAATCGCCTGGGTCGGACGCACGACGTGCGCGACGCCGGGTCACTGATTGCAGAACTCCTCTAATCCCCGTTCGCGCCGGGCTTCTTAGCTCGGAGTAATCACCATGGCTTTTGTTGGCAATACCTTCACGACCTTTGATGCCAAAGGTCTGCGGGAAGATTTGGGCGACATCATCTACAATATTAGCCCAACCGAGACGCCGTTCATGACTTCCATCGCCCGCGAAAAGGCGACGGCGGTCTATCACGAATGGCAGACCGATGCGCTGGAAGCGCCCAACGGCAACAACGCCCAGATCCAGGGCGACGACATCAGCACCTTCGACCCCGTGGTCCCGACCGTGCGCCTGGGCAACTACACCCAGATCTCGCGCAAGACCGTGATCATTGCCGGGACCGAAGAGGCCGTCGATAAGGCCGGCCGCAAGAGCGAGATCGGCTATCAGGTCGCCAAGAAGGGCAAGAGCCTCAAGCGCGATCTGGAGACGATCCTGCTCCAGAACCAAGCCAGGACCGCTGGTGCGGTCGGCGCGACTGCGGCCAAGACGGCGTCCGTCTTGGCGTACATCAAGACCAATGTCCAGATGGGCACTGGCGCGGCGGCCAACCCCATTGGCGACGGGACCAACACCCGCACCGATGGCACCCAGGCGGCCTTCACCGAGGTCATGCTGCAGACCGCGCTGTCGAGCGTGTGGACCAACTCGGGCGACGAACCCGACATCCTCCTGGTCAACAGCTCGCAGAAGATCAAGGTCTCGGCCTTCACCGGCAACAACACCCGCTACATCAACGCGGACGAGCAAAAGCTGGTGAACAGCATCGACGTCTACGTCTACGACTTTGGCAGCATTGAGGTGAAGCCCGACCGCTTTATGCGGCAGCGGGATGCCCTGATCCTCAATACTGACCTCTGGGCGCTGGCGTGGCTCCGGCCGATTAGTTTGACGGACTTGGCGAAGACTGGCGACAACACCAAGAAGATGTTGCTGGGTGAGTACGCGCTGACCTCGCGCAACGAGGCCGGGTCGGGCGGCGTCTTCGACCTGACCTAACCGCGACCCCTCGCGCCGCTGGGTGGCAGCGCGAGGCTAGGCGACCCGTTCCTGCCCCGCGTCAACCTCCTCCCTGGAGTGTGGCGGTTGAGCGGGTCGCCGTCTTTCCCTCGGGGGAGCGCCATGGCCGACCTTTCCAGCAGCACCAACTGGTCCGAGATCGACGCCAGCAACAACCTCGCCAGCCCGAACGGCTGGCCCGAAGGGATGATGCCGTCCGGCGTCAACGACAGCGCGCGCAACGACAAGGGCGCGCTCAAGCGCTTCTGGAACCGGGCGAACCCGGTGCAGCAGATCACGCCGGCCGGCAACGTCTGGACCTTCACGACCGGCAACCCGACCTACCCGACCGCCTATGTCGAGGGCGAGATCTTCCGCTTTCGCGCGGGGGCGGATAACGCAGCCGGCGCGAGCTTCCAGGTCAACGCGCTCGGGGCCAAACCGATCTACAAGCGCCTCCCCGTCTCGCCCTACTGGGGGCCGGTCGTCGTCGGCGACATCGTCAACCAGACCTACGTGACGCTGATCTACCAGAGCAGCCTCAATGCCGGCGCTGGCGCGTTCGTCCTGGTCAACCCGTTCCTCTATCTGCAGGGCGACGCCACCGGCCTCAGCGTGCCGGGCAACCTCGGCGTCACCGGCAACACGACCCTCTCCGGCCAGCTCCACACGGTCGGCGCGACAACGCTCGACAGCTCGCTGGTCGTCGGTGGCGCGACCGGCCTCAACGGCACGCTCCAGGTCAATGGCGGCGGTGCTGCGGCGCTGAACGTCACCAGCGGCGGCGGCTCGATTGCCGGCGGGCTGAGCGTTGGTCAAGCGCTCACGGTCGGCGGCCTCATCAACGGCCATCAGCTCGGCCCCTGCGGCATCGCCTACCCGGCCTTTGGCGGTCACAACATCGCCTACCAGTGGAACGGCACGAACCTCTACAGCTACGTGGACTGCAATAACGTCGGGGCGCTGGCGTTCCTCAGCCAGCCGGCCAGCTTTGGCGCGCTCACCGTGACCGGCGGCTACACCCAGAGCGGCACCGGGGCCAACACCTTTACCGGCGGCGTCATCATGTCGGGTGGGCTGAACGTGACCGGCGGCGGCCTCCAGGCGCTCGGCATGACGGGCACCAGCCTGACCCTCAGCGGCGGCGGCTCCTCAGTGCTGAACGTGACGAGCGGCGGGATCAGCGTTGCCGGTGCCTCGACCTTCCCCAGCCTCACGCTCAGCGGCGGCGGCGCGGCTGTCCTCAACGTGCCAAACGGCGGCATCACCGTCGCCGGCAGCTCGACGTTCAACGGCGGCATCACCACCACCAACCTGACGGCCAGCGGCACCGCGACCGCGCAGACGCTCCAGATCAACGGCAACGGGACGGTCAACGGCGGCTTCAGCGTCGGCGGCAACATCGGCACCAACGGCTTTATTCAGATCAACGGCGGTGGCACCGCGCTCCACCTCTTGGCCGGCGACATCGTCTCCGATGCCGGGTCTGGATATTTCGGCAAGTCCAACGCGACCGCGCTCACCGTCGTCGGAGCCGGCAACGCCGCGATCAATGTGACCAATGGCGGCGTGACCGCCTCCGGCTTCAACCTCTCCAGCGACATCCGGCTCAAGACCAAGGTCAAGTCCTGGGAGCAGGGCCTCGACGCCATCCGGCTGCTGCGGCCGATCAGCTTTGAGTGGGCTGGCGAGCTGCGCCCCGACAGCCTCAGGCATGTCAGCTTTGCTGCCCAGAGCGTCGGCGAGATCCTGCCCGAGGCGGTCAGCGAGGTCCGCGATCTCCTGAGGCTCGACAGCCACGTCATCGTCTGCGCGCTCGTCAACGCGGTGCAGGAACTGTGCGACCGCATCATCGCCCTGGAGGCCTCTCGTGCTTGATCCCAATACAACCCTGCACTTCTCGATCCCTGCCGGCCTCTTCGATGTCGTCATGCGCAGCCTGGGCGAGCAGCCCTGGCGCGTCGTCGCGCCGATCATCGAGACGCTCAAGCAGCAGGTCCTCCAGCAGCACCCGCACGCCTTCGATACGGCACCGTTGCCTGCCATCGAGCCTACCAAGCCAAACGGGGCCGATGCTGGCGAGGCGTGGCTGGCGCAGAACCGGGCCGGCTAAATGCAGTGGCGCTTTCTCAGCCGCGATCCGACGACCGGCGCGGTCGAGCACTATGGCTACGACGAGGCCGAGGACCGCTGCATCGTGCGTCGCACGTTCGATGTCACGTCGGTGGTCGAGGCCAACAAGCGCAGCCACGAGGAGAGCGGCTGGAACCGCGACCGCTCGATGCGGCTGGCCGCGCGCATCCCGGCCGATGTGCAGTACGAGTGGCTGCAGCGATACGGGATTAGAGCTTGGGACCGCAACCACCGGCCGGCGGTGCTCCGGCTGCTGAACGACGTTGAGTGGCAGCATCTGCGCTACGGCAGGCGCTTCATCATCTGACGCGCCTGCCGCCCATGCCTGCCATGACCCGCCGAGGCATGCCATACCACGCGATGCCTTAACGAGCCGATCCACGCCGGTTCCAGCGGTATCACCCGTCGTTGCTCAAGGCAACATGACTGAGGCCTACCATGCCGCTCGACAGCTACGCCAACCTGCAGAAGAGTGTCGCGGACTGGCTTGCTAGGCCCGACGATCCGCTGCTGATGCCGGCCATCGCTGACATGGTTTTGCTTTTTGAGGAGATGGCGCGCGACCGGCTGCGCACCCGGTTTGTCGAGAAGACCGTCTCGATCACGCCGCCCGCCAACACCGACACGATCCCGCTGCCGCTCGACTACGGCGAGCTGCGGACTATGTGGACCGACACGGCCGAGGGTCGCCGGCATTTCACCTACCAGACGCCGGTCAACATGGACACCAACCTGCGCCTGATCAGCGGCTGGCCGGCCGCGTACACCATCGAAGGCCTCAACCTGCGGATCACCGGCAACACGGGCGACGACCCGACGCCGATCCACCTCGACTATCTCTCGGGCCTCACCGGCCTCAGCGCCACCGTCCCGACCAATTGGCTGCTGACGAATTACCCGAGCGCCTACCTCTGGGGCACGCTCTCCCTGGCCGAGCCGTATATCGGCGACGACCCGCGCATCGCGATCTGGCTGGCCGCGCGCGAGGAGCGGATCGAGCAGATCAAGCTCGCCGACCGGCAGGCCAAATACCCCGCCGGTCTCGTCATCCAGACGGACGTGAGGAACCCGTAATGGGCCTCTGGGACGATTACGTCGCGCCCTGGCTCAGCGAGGGCCAGCCGTTCAAGAGCAACAACCCGGCTCTCGACCGGATGATGTTGGCCCGTGACCTGCCAGACCCAGCGCCGCGCGACCAGCCGATCCCGTGGACGCAGTCGCTGCAGGATCTCGCCTCCGTGATCGCGCCCTATATCGCGGGCGGCGCACCCGGCGGTTCGCTCAGCTCGGGCATGCGGTTGCCGACCGCCGCCTCGGATCTGCCGAGACCCAATATCGGCCAGGGCAGCGCCGCGCCGCTATTCGAGCACAGCCTTGCCGGCAGCGACGTGCCGAGCGTCCCGCAATTCTCGCTGGAGCGGATGGCCCCGCCACCCAAGGGCATCCCCGATTATGTGCAGCGCCTGAGCGACCCCGCGAACCTCGCTCGGGTGGACGAGGCGGTGAAGCGCGGCTCGGAGCTGGGCGGCCTGGAGTGGTATCACCCCGGCCCGCTGCGCGCGGCCTTTGGCGAGCAGCTCGGCGGCGCTGGCGATCAGGCATTGCTCGACTATCTCAACGCCCTCGGAGCATCGAGCAACCTCTCCAAGGTGCCGGAGAACATCCGCAACGCCAGCTATTACTATTCGCTCAAGCGCCAGGGCCTGGATCTGCCGCTGGACGCCGCCGAGATCCCCAGCCCCTATGGGCACATCGCGCGCATCGCTCACCTCGGCAACAACCAGTTCCTGCGCGACAACCCGCTGCTCGACCCGCTGCAGAACCCCAAGATCGCCTCGTTCAGCCAGAACATGATGGGCAACTACCAGCCGTTCACCTGGGACACCTGGATGTCGCGGCTCTACGGCTTGGCGAACGCCAAGGGCAACGAGATCAGCGCACCCAAGCAGCCCTGGTACAGCTATCTGGAAGGCCTCGGGCAGGAGGGCGCGGAGCGCCTGGGCATGTCGCCCGCGCAATATCAGGCCTCGGGTTGGGTGACGATGGTTCCCAAGGCCGAGCAGGCGACCCTGGCGCAGCAGATCGAGGACCGCATCCGTCTGACCGCCGCCAGGACCGGCGAAGACCCGCGCCTCGTGCGCGACCGCTTTATCCGAGGTGAGACCCGGCTGCTATCGAGCGGCCCCGATCCGCTCGGCCTCTTGGCTCAGCCGGAACCAGACGACATGACAAGTCGGGTCCGCTAGATCGCGACCCCGCCCGACCTCCTCGACCAGACCGTCGCCGATCAGCTCGTCGGCGATGCTGGTCTCGATGACCGCGCAGTCCTCGGACATACCGCCGGGCACGACATGCGCGACAAACCATCCATCGCGCTGCGACAGGAACGAGTTCAGGTAGCCGCGCTCCCTGATCGCCGCCACCGCCTCATCCACGGTCGAGATCTCCAGCATGCCCGTGCTCCCTTTCGGCGAGTGGCTGCCGGATGGCCCTGCGTTTGGCAATCCCGGCACCGTCACCGCGCTCAACGTCGTCCCTCGCACCCAGGCGGCCTACGGGCCGATGCCGGGGCCGGTGCCCTATGTGGCAGCGCTCCCCAACCGGGTGTGCGGATCATATGGGTATCGCGATGCCGCCGGCATCGTCTTTAACTTCGCTGCGACCGCGAGCCGCATCTACCTGCAGCAGACCGGCGCGACGAATTTTGTCGATGTCTCGGGGGCCGGCGCGCCCTTCAACACGGAGCCGCCGCCAGACGGGTTCTGGCAGATGACCTCTTTCGGCAAGCGGATCATCGCGACGAACTATGTGGACCCGGTGCAGACCTATCTCGCCGGCACCGACAGCGCGTTCCACAACCTGTCGGCCAACGCGCCCAAGGCCCGCTTCTGCGCCGTCATCCGCGACTTCCTGATGCTCGGCAACATCGTGGACAGCCTCGACGGCGCGTCGCAGTTCCGCCTCGGCTGGCCGGCCATCGGCGACCCGACCAACTGGCCGGTCTGGGGCAGCAACGCCGCCATCGAGCTGCAGAGCGACTACCAGGATCTGGTGCAGACCGACCTGGGCGGGATCACCCAGCTCATCGGCGGGCATCTCTCGGCGGCCGATGGCGCGGCCTTCTGCGAGCGCGGGATCTACCGCATCCAGTACAGCGGCTCGCCCAAGATCTTCTACTTCCAGGTCGCCGAGGGCGCGGCCGGCACCGACGCCTCGCTCTCGGTCGTGACCCGCCGGCTGAGCGACGGCAGCGGCGTCGCGCGCTCGACCTGCTTCTACCTGGGCAGCGACGGGTTCTACGCCTTCGACGGCAGCGGCTCGGCCGGGATCGGCGGCCAGAAGGTGGACCGCTTCTTCTTCGATGACCTCGACCCCGACTACCTGAGGCAGGTCATGGGCACCTACGACCCGAGCCGCAAGCTGATCTTCTGGTTCTACCATGGCCGTCAGAACAACGGCTGGTTCAACCGGGTGCTCGTGTTCAACTGGGAACTCGGCCGCTGGTCGCTGCTCGACCTGACGCCGGCCCCGGTGGAATGGGTGGAGAGCGCGACCTACTCGACCGCCGGCTACAACCTCGACCAGATGGACCCGCTCGGCAACCTGGAGCAGCTCAAGTACTCGCTCGACAGCCGGGCCTGGACCAAGGGCAACCCGCTCCTCGGCTGGTTCGACAGCAGCCACACGCAGAACTACACGACCGGCCCGGCCCTGGCCCCGATCATCGACACGCCGGAGCTGCAGATGTTCCCCGGCAAGCGCACGCGCGTCATCAACAGCCGGCCGCTGCATGACGCCCAGGTCGCCGCCCAGGTCGCGGTCGGTGTGCGCGAGACCACGCGCCAGCCGGTCGTCTACCGGGCCGCTGTCGCCGAGAACGTCCTCGGCGAGTGCCCGCAGCGCACGACCGGGCGGATGACGCGCTATCAGGTGCGGCTGCCGGCCGGCTCGGGCTTCCAGTTCCTCCAGGGCGTCGATGTCACGGCCCGGCCCGAGGGCACGCGCACGATGGGCTTTGCCGCCTGATGGCGGACGCGCTCCTCGACCGGCCGCCGGTCATCCCGGCCGTCCCGTCCGAGCTGGGCAGCGCCAGGGCGACCAATGTCCGGTTCGCCACCGCGATCAACAAGATCATGCAGGGCGGGATCGGCGCGAACATGGGCGTCACGCTCGCCGCCAACGCGACCAGCTCGACCTTCAGCGACAGCCGGATCGGCCCCTACACCCAGGTCGGCCTGCAGCCGGCCTCGGCGCATGCGGTGGACATCCTGCCCTCGATCTGGGTCGAGACGACCAAGGGGAGCTGCACGATCCATCATGCCCTCGTGCCCTATACCGACCTCGCTTTTGTCGCCGTCCTGCTCGGCTGAGGGCATCTCGGTCGTTCTGCCGCCCCTCAACGAGATCGCCCAGTGCTGGCCCATCATCGAGCCGATCCTTGAGCGCGCCACGCGCCGGATCAGGGGCTACGAACCCATCGACATCCTGCAGCTCGTCATGCTGGGCCGGCAGAGCATGTTCCTGGTGCGCGACCTGGGCCGGCTGGTCGCGGTCGTCGTCACCGAGGTGCGCGAGTTCCCGCGCTGCCGGGTGCTGGAGGTGCCGTTTATCGCCGGGAGCGGCGTGCGCCGCTGGTTCCGGCCGGTGCTCGATGCGCTCGACGCCCAGGCCGAGGCGCTGGGCTGCGTCGATCTCTGCGGCTGGGACCGCAAGGGCTGGGCGCATTTCGGTTTCGAGATCGCAGGCGTCGCCCTGGTGCGAAGGATCAAGCCATGACCAAGAGCACGCCCTCGACCAGCACCCAGACGGTCTCCAATCCGGTCGGTCAGCTCCAGGCCGGCTATCTGGGCGGGCTGTGGGATCAGGCCAGCCGGATGGGCGGCGTCGGCGGCCCCGAGACCGCGTACGGGTTTGAATACCTCGACCGGCTGCGCAACTACGCCGGCAACCAGTTCAACAACCTCCAGGGCGACGCGCAAAACCTCGTCCCTGGTGGCATGGACTTTGTCAACGCGGCGCTACGCGGCAATGCCGGCGGCTACCAACCGGCCGCCAGCCAGATCGCCGACCTCAATGGCATCGCCTCGGGTGCGCCGGCCGTGGGGCAAGGCTTTGCCAACAATCTGACCGGCGCGGCCTTCGCCGCCCCAGGCACGGTCTCGCCCTACACCGGGGCGCTCACCAGCCTCGCCGGCCAGTACGGCGGCCTGACCGGCGCGGGCTACGGCTCCTTTGGCGCGCTCAACAATTTCGGCAATCAGGCGGCGGCTGCCGGCCAGGGCACGGGCGGCGCGCTGATGGGTCTCTCCGGTGCCGCCATGGGCGCGGCCAACCCGAGCATCAACGCGCTCTACGCCAACGCCGGCATGGGGATCTCGGGCAACCCGATTTACGACAGCCTCACCGGCATGGCGCGCGGCGACTACGTGGACCCGAGCCGCAACCCGGCCCTCGCCGGCACGATCAGCGCCGCGACCGATCCGCTCGTGCGCCAGTACCAGACCGCCGTCGCGCCGCAGACCGACAGCAATTTCTCGCTCGGCGGGCGCTATGGCTCGGGGGCTTGGACCAACGCGGTCGGCAACAACCAGACCGCGCTCGGCCGGGCGATTGGCGACGCGACATCGAGCATCGTCAACAACGCCTACAACACCGGCCTCAACAGCATGCTCGGGGCCGGGACCGCGCTCGGCTCGGCCTACAACACGGGCGTCGGCAATGTCACGGGCGCGCTCTCCAACGCCGGCCAGCTCGCCCAGTCGGGCGTGACCAACGCCGGCCAGCTCATCGGCGCTGGCGGGCAGGCGCTGCAGACCGGCTATGGCAACGCCGGCAGCATGTACGGCGCGGGCGCGTCGGCGCTGAACAGCCTCGCCGGCACCGGCCTTGGCGGCGCGTCGAGCAACTACAGCACGGGCGGCCAGCTCAGCCTCTCGGCGCTCAACAGCATGATGCAGGGCCTCAACTACGGCGCGGGCGCGGCGAACGCCGGCTATGGCACGGGCGCGACGGCCCTGGCCCAGGGCGGCAACCTCGCCAACAGCGGTCTCTTGAACCTGGGCGGCATCGCCCAGATGACGCCGGATCTCGCGAACTACCCGCTGTCGCAGCTCAGCACGGCCTACAACTCGGGCTGGGCACCGATCCAGAACTATGGCGCGCTGCTCGGCCAGCCGCTCGGCGGCAACACGGTCACGCAGCAGACCCAGCCGTACTACAGCAATGTCGGCAGCAGCCTCCTCAGCGGGCTGACCGGCATCGCCGCACTCGCCTCAAAGATCTAGGGGAACGGCCATGGACGGCTTGTTTGACTGGCTCGGCGGCATGTTTACCGGCGGCGGGACGGAGGGCTACAGCGGCCTCACGCCCGATCAGTCGAACCTGCTGCAGCAGCAGGGCTGGTTCCCTCGGCCCGACATGGTCCTGCCCAACGGCACGAACTGGGCGCAGCCGCCGGGCTACAGCAACCTCACGCCCGCGCAGATCTCCACGCAGAACCAGCTCGGCTACTTCAGCAACCCCGACGCGCAGCAGCCCGAGGGTCTCCTCGGCAAGCTCAAGGATCTGGCCGGCTCTAGCGGCGTGGCCGATCTCCAGAAAGCGGTCGGCGGGCTGACGCCGCAGCCGCGCGGCGGCCAGCAGCCGATGACGCCGACGAGGCCGCCGGCCGGCCTGCTCGGCCAGAACCCGTACCACAACCTCTTCACGCCAAACGCTCTCGACCCGAAACTGGCGCTGCAGCGCTTCCAGAGGGGGTATTGATGGGCCTCCTAGACACGCCCGACAGCGGCGGCGGCAATGGCATCTTTGGCGGCCTGCTGAGCCTGTTCAGCCCTACCGACCCGGCGAAGGCATATGGCGGGCCACTCAGCGATCCCGACGTTGCGCGCGAGCTGCGGCAGCGCTCGTTGGGCGCGGCGGCCGGCGCGTTCGCCGAGGGCGCGATGCCGGTGCCGTACAAGGGCGGCATCCCCATCGGCGCGACGTTGGGCAAGGCCGGCGCTGCCGCGACGACGGCCGGCGACAGCCTCATCGAGGCGCGGCTGAAGGCGGCGCAGACGACGCTCGCGCTCGCCAACGCCGGCAACGCCGAGGCCCTGGGGCTGGTGCGGCGCGCCTTTCTGGAGGGCATGCAGAACCGGCCGACCGGCGAGGGCGGCGGTCCCGGCACCGGCACGGGTGGCGCGAGCACGGCCGGCGGCCCGCTGACCGGGCCGGCGAAGATCCTGTCGAGCGGCGGCGGTCCCAGCGCTGGCGAGATCTACCAGTTCGCCCTCGACAACGGGATCTCGCGCAACCGCGCCGTCTTCCTCACCTCGGCCGCCAACTCCGAAAGCAGCTTCCGGCCCGACATCACGCACGACGGCGGCATCGGTTATGGCCTCTTTGGTCACAACACCGACCGCCTCGCCAACATGCGCAAGTTTGCCGGCGTCGGGCCGAATGACCCGGTGCCCTGGCAGAAGCAGGTGCTCTTTGCCAACTCGGAGCTGGACGGTCCCGAGCGCAAGGCCGGCGCGATGATCGACGCCGCGACCAACCCCGAGCAGCTCGTGGAGGGCCAGCTCGCCTTTGAGCGGCCGGACCTCAAGATTGCCGGCGGCAACCGCGCTCAGCGGCTCGCCTCGACCACCGAGTACTGGAACACGCCGCCGGCTGCCCGCCCGACCCAGGTCGCCTCGGCCGCGCCGCCGACCGTCACCGACGCCAGCCCGCCGATGGCGCCGCCGCAAGCGCCGCCGGGCCTCTTCACGCCGCAGAACCCGTCGCCCGACATCTCGGCCGCACCGCCGCAGCTCGCGCCGCCGCCTGCCGGTCCCTCGGGTGCCGCAGGCCCTCCTGGCCCTCCAGGGCCGGCAACTCCCCTACCCGCCATGCCGCCCAGCCTCCTGGCGCAGGGTGCGTCGGCCGCGCCGCCGATCTCCGTGCCCGGCGTGCCGGCGCAGACCGGACAGGCCGGCGCTGCCGAGCTGCAGGGCCTCCTCAACCAGCCGCCTGCGGGACCGCCGCCGGCACCCATGCCCGCGCCTGCCCCAGCGCCGCCCGCTGGAGGCCCAGGAGGGCCTGTAATGCCTCCGGCCGCTGCACCCGTACCTGCGCCGGCTCCAGGCGCTCCAGCGGCTCCCAGCGCGCCCGCAGCGCCATCGGTGCCCGCGCCGCCGCCGTTGCCGCCGACGTTCAGCCGCAAGATCTCCAACGCCGAGGTTCTGTGGGCGAAGAAGATGGCGGGTCTGGCGACGGTCGGCGGCATCCCGGTGCCGCCTGATATCGCCGCGCTCGCGACGCTCGACACCGACATGGCGAAGGAGGAGCAGAAGATCCGGCTGGAGGCCTACTACAAGGACCGCAGCGCGGCGTACCAGAGCCAGCTCGATATCAACAAGCAGCGGGTCGCGCCCTACGATCTGCGCGAGAACACGCTGCACGTCGATCCGACGAGCGGGCAGATGACCGGCAACTACAAGGCCCTCGGCCCCGATGGTCGCGAGCATCAGTACTTCCTGCCGCCCGGCGGCCAACTGCAGGATCTGGGCGCGACCGGCCGAACGCCGCAGGAGACCGCTTTCGGCACCGGCATCGGCACCGCCCAGGCCGGCAACACGCCATTGCCCGCACCGAACACCGCACCGCCGGGTGCCGGCCCAGGCGCACCGCAGTACCCTGGCACGCGGCTCGCTGTGCCCCAGGGCGGGTCGCCGATGATGAGCAAGATGCCGAGCTACCAGGAGCCGTCTTACACGGCCGACCAACTCAAGACGTACCAGCCGGCCTGGGCCAAGGCGAACACCGAACTGATCTCGGTTGTCGGCGACGCGCAGAGGGCCGAGCAGCGCCTGCAGAGCATCGCCAACGCCTTCAAGATGGTCCAGACCGGCGCATGGACCAACGAAAAGGCCGCCTTCAACGCCGCGCTGCAAGGCCTCTTTGGCAAGGACACGCCCCTGGTCTTTGCGACCGACCCGGCCAAGGTGCAGGAGGCGCTGCACGAGAACTACAAGCAGACCTTGCAGTCGCTGAAGGCGGTCAACAGCCGCTTCACCAACAACGAGTTCAAGGTCAGCGCCGAGACGTCGGAGAGCGCGAACATCCAGCCCGAGGCGAACCTGACGATGCTGTCCGAGGACATTGGGCAACTGCGGCAGTTGCAAGGGCTGGCGCACGACTGGGTCGAGGCGCGGATCGGCGGCAAGCAAGACCCCGAGATCTTCCAGACCAAGTGGCTGCGCGAGAACCCGCTGGCACCCATTGTCGATGGCGTCAGAAAGGAGATCGGCCCGCTCGCCGGCATGCAAGGCGCGATCCCGCAGGGCTACCCGGCCGGCACCAAGCAGATCGGCACCAGCAACGGCAAGCCCGTCTACCAATTGCCCAGCGGCGAGACGAGGTGGTGATCCATGGCTGACGAATTGCCGGGCCAGCCCTTCACCGGCCAGCTCGATGACCCGAACAATCCGCCAGGGCGGCCCTTCACCGGCCAGCTCGACACCCAACCGCCCGTGCCGGGTGCCAACTACCACAGCCCGATCTGGCCGTTCTCGACCGATGCCCAGGGCAAGCCCCACTTGGATTGGAGCGCCGGCATCCCTGGCGCGCTGACCTCGGCGTTCACGCTGCCCGGCGACGTGTTCACCGGCAAGGTGCAGACGCCGTACAGCTCGACGGGTCAGACGGACCCAGACCTCATGCCGCGCACCGTTGGCCTCGCCTCGACCATCATGCCGGACGCGATTGCCCCGCAGCTCCCGCGCACGGTAGCGCCGACCGGTCAGGAGCTGAGGACCGCCGGCAAGGCGGGTTACGAGGCGCTGAACAACTCCAACATCGCGGTCAAAAGCTCCGAGCTGGGCACCCTCGGCACCGACATCACTCAGAACCTGCTTGGCAAGGAGTTCATCGACGCTGAGGCCGCACCGCAGACCCACAAGCTTGTCGGCGGCCTGAGCGGCCCGCAGGGCGGCTACATGTCATATCCCCAGCTCATGAAGCTGCGGGAGCGTCTCAGCGATCTGACGCTGTCGGGAGGCGCGGAAGGTAAGGCGGCCGGCATCGCTCGCGGGCAACTCGACACCTTTCTGGAGAACCTCCAAGACAGCCAGATGCAGCAGGGAACCCTGCTCGGCCAGCCGACCATGACCGGCCAGGAGGCCGCGCAGCTCTTCAAGGACGCGCGGGGCAATTATGCCGGCTCGTTCAAGTCTGATGAGCTGGCCGGCGGCCTGGGCAGAGGCGACACCGGCATGCTCCAGCGGGCCGAGACCCGCGCCGCCGTGACCAATTCCGGCCAGAACGAGGGCAACCTCGTCCGGCAGCGGATCGCCTCCTTCCTGGCGAACGAGGACAATCTCAAGGGCTATTCGCCGGAGGAGATCGCGGCGCTCCGCGCGGTCGCCAACGGCAGCAGCTATCAGGACGCGCTCCGCTACCTCGGCAACAGAGGTAGCATCATGTCGGCCATCGGTGCGCTCTTTGGCAGCGGCGGTGCCGAAAGCGCCCTGGGCGTCGTCGGCGGCCAGGGTCTCGCCCGGCTGTTCAAGGGGCTGGAGGCCGGCGTTGCTCGGCGTGGGCTGGAGAAGGTCGATGAGCTGGTGCGGCAGAACACGCCGCTTGGTCGCGAGGTCGCGCAGCCTCCTGCGGGAGCACCCTGGCTCCCAGGCCAGCCATACCCATCAGCGTCGCCGTACTCGCCGGGCCGGCCGCAACTGATCTCGCCGTGGGGAAGTGGCCGATTGATCCCGCCGGGCTTGCTAACCCCAAACCAGGACCGGCCGATACCATGGTGGCAGCTAGAGGGGCGGGCTTAGTGCGATCATCCCCGCGCAGATCGCGATGAACAGCGCCCAGGCCGCCGCGCGCGGGACGGCCAGCTTGGGCGGTTTTGGCTTGATCGGCAGCGCCTTCCCCGCCCGCTCGATAGCGGCGTCGATCCCGCTCATATCGACGCGCGGGTTGGCGCGCTCCTCCGCTCGGACCTGCTTAAAGATCCACAACAGCGCCACGCAGATCAGCAAGCTCTCAACCATCACCACCATCCCTTTTGCGCGGCCAGCCCGACCAACGTGCTCGCCATCACGATGAGCCAAGCAATCGCATTGACCCGGTTCGTCCACTTCATCGCGCGCCACATGAGCGCCTGGGCCTCGTTCAGATCCCACTGGTTGCGGGCCAAGCTCGCCATGCAGGCGAGCAGATCGAGCGACGGCCCGGCCTGACCGGGATGCCAGCCGGATAGGCCGACCTCCTCGTTCCAGGGGTTCTCGGGGCGCTTGTATGTCCAGGGCAGCTTCATCGCGTCAATCCATCGGGTCGCCGAGCTTGCGGCCCAGCGCGCACATCCGGTCGGCCATGCTCATGTGGCGCTGCCGTAATCCCTGCATTCTCCTACGATGATCAGAAACGATCGCGGCGATAAATATGGCCGCGATCAAGAGCAAGATGGCGATGCCGCCCAGGGGGAGCCAAAACGGTGTGCGGGCGACGTCGAGGGTGTTCATGATGTCAGCACCAACATAGGCAAACGATGGCAGACGATCAACCCGCGCATACCAGCCTGTTCGATCTCGGCCGCTCGCTGATCGGCGCGCTGCCGCCGGTCTTCCTGATGCTGGTGCTGATGAACATCGCCTTCATCTCGCTGGTCATGTGGTTCCTCGATCACGAGCTGGGCGTGCGGATGCAGATGCTGATGAAGGTGCTGGACCATTGTTTGGTCGAGAAGTAGCCCTGCGCAGGGCTGCCGCCTGACGAGCGAGATGCTGTCTGGCCTTCAGCTCAAGAGATTTGGCCCAGCTCGGTGGCTCCCGCTCCAGCTCTTCGTCGCTGAGCGCGCGCATCCTGCGCTCTTCCGCCTCGATGGCTTTGTCCCAGTTTCTAAATGCCTCGTCGTCGCTCATCGCCCATCTCCTTGTTGCGCATCCCCACATATAGCCGTGAGCGAGCCGCCAAAAAAGAGAGGCCCCGTCCGTCCGGCGGGGCCTCGTTGGCTTTTTCGTGCCAATAGTCTAAACGGGTTGTCTCAAGCTTTGATTTTGCAGGGCGTCTCTAATACGGGCATGACTAATTTTAGGCCCGTTTGTCGAGGGTTTCTGCCAGTTAGACACATTTGAGCCTCGTTTTGACAATTCTTAGACAGGGGCCTAATCGGCAGCCTCTTTGGCGGCCTCGGCGAGCATGAACAGCTCCTTTTCGGCCTCCAGCGTGTAGAGCACGACCTCTTTCGGGTCTGACCAGCCAAACTTGCTCATCAGCTTCGCCTGGGGCCAGTGCTTGAGACAATCGTCGCAGGCCGCCCGCTTGCGCACGCCATGCGCCGAGATCCCCTCGGGCAGCCCGGCGGCACGGGCCGCTTTGGTGAACCATTGGCTAAAGTGCTGATTGCGCCAGCCCTCGTCGGTCTCGTCATCAGGATCTGCGCAGACCTGCCCGTCTTTGTACCAGACCCGGCCGGTAGGGCCGCGCAGGATAGGCTCAAACGGCCGGTCGGCCGGCGTCGCCAGCGGACAGGCCGCGATAGCCGCCCGCAGCTCCTTGCTGAAGAACAGGATTGCCTCGGTGCTGGTCTTGCGCCGCTTGTAGCGGATGAGGCTGTCCGCGCCGACCCAGGACCGGCTGAACCGGATAACGTCGGCCGCGCTCATGCCCGTCAGCAGCATCAGCTCAAACGCCAACCGCTCCATCGTGCCCATCGGCCAGTACGCGCGGAACTGGTCAACGTGCGCCTGCTTCCAAGTCTTGTAGTGGCCCTTGCCGACCTTGCGCGCGACCCGCTTGACCAGCCGAACGCCGAGGACCGGGTTGTTCCGCTTCTTCAAGAGGCCCGCCCCGACGCGCTCGGAAAAAAAGTGCTGGAGGGCAACGAGGAGGTTGCGGGCCGCTGCCGGCGTCGCCTCGCGCGCCGCGAGCCATTTCTCGATGGTCTCGTCGGTCAGCTCGGACAGCACGCAATCGCCATACCGCTTGCCGAGGGCGTTGAGGATGTAGCGGCGCTTCTCGCGCGTGCTCGCCCGCATGACTTGGAAGGCGGGTGTATCGAAATACCGGGAGAGGGCGGCACCCAGCGTGTCGCCCCTCTTTTTTTTGTCCTGTGCCGGCTGGGCGTCCAGCACCAGATCGATGGCCCTGCGGGCCTCCCGCGCCGCTTCCTGCACCTCCCGCGAATAGCGGTCACCGTTGGGCAGCTTGACTTCTTTCTGGCCCCGGTAGCGGAGGCGATTATACCGAGTGCCGTTACTAACCCAGCTTTTGACGCTGTCGCGTTCTGGCTTTTTCGAGGTCTTCATCTGCTCGTCTTTCCCACTCGCTCGGCTGCCTAGTGCTGGCAACCTTGGCCGCAGCAATGTTGCTGCCACCAACATATATCGCAACGCCGCCCGCTTTATCAAGCTCTACTTTTGAGACCTTAAGCCCAGCATCCTCTAGGGCTTTGGCGGCTGCCTTGAGGTCGCGCTGTCTAAAATTCAGAGGGCCTCTGCCCATCGTTGGTCTCCTTACGCTTGCGGACAGGCGACAGCACTGTCACCCCGCGTTCCGCGACGATCCGCTCCTCTTCGCGCATGACCTCGCCCATCGAGCGGTGACCCGGCAGCGGGAAGTAGGGATGCCGGCGCGCCTTCGCCGGCCTGGGCGGGCCGACCCGCCAGCTCTGCAGCAGCTCAGGCATGACCGGGCCTGTGGTGCGTGTGGATCGACGGCACCGGCTCGGCCGCGCCGAGGATCTGCTCGGCGACGTAGCGCGTCACGACCCCGGCGGCCTTCATCAGCCGCTTGTGCGCGCCGGGATCGAGCGCCTCCAGCTTGTTGCGGAAGTGCTCGGCGACGCCGGCCTCGGTCACGCCCGGCGGGGCCAGCTCGTTGTCGCTCGCCATGAGCCAGCGGGCGACGACCTCGTAGAGATCGACCTCGGCCCGCCGCATCTCGGCCTCACCCCCGACCTCGGCGACGTGATACTCCAGCGGCTCACCGCAATCGGGGCATTTCGGCCCGTCCTCGACTGGCAGCTCCTCGTGCTCGCGGTCGAACTGCGCCGCCAGGGCGGGATCGTCGCTGCCGGCGGCAAGGCCCGAGACCAGCACCTTGACCGGCGTGCCCTGCTCGGTCTGGCCCTCCCAGACCCGGCCGATCCCCATCGGCGAGCGGCTGATGCGGGTCGTCGGGTTCATGCAGATCTTCATGCCAGCTCTCCCTGTGCTGCGAGGACGTCTTTCGGGATGCCGAGCAGCCCGGCGACGTAATCGAGGACGTCGTCCATGCTGCGGTTGAACTCATCGCGGCCCATGGCCTTGTAGGACTGGCTGCGGGCCGTCCAGGCGCGCACCAGCGTGCCCTCGGTCGCGATCACCGCGAACTGGTCGAACGGCTTCAGCCAGACCGCCATGCGCTCGGCCTGCTCGGGGCTGTCGCAGGGGAAGATCCGTTCGTCACGCCAGCCGGTCCTGATGAGCGCGAACTTGCGGAGGTGCTCCGGCGTCGGCCACCGGTCGCTGGCGAGCGACTGCCATGCGTCGGCCAAGCTGGCGAAATAGGCCTTGTGGCGCTGGTAGCTGCGCTCGTGGTGCGCCTCCAGCAGCACGCGCTGGTCGGGATAGAATTGGCGCTCGCACAGCTCTGGCCGCAGCGGCACAAACGTCGCTCCGTTCCATCGTGCCCAAAACACCTCAGCCATCCCGACCTCCACGCCTGCCTTGCCCCGCCCTGCTCAGCCGTGCCTTGCCGGCCCGAGCCAATCCTGGCCTGCCATTGCCATGCCCTGCCGCGCCAAACCAAACCAAGCCCTGAGCTGCCGAGCCGGCCGCTCCGCTCCGCGCCCCGCCTAGCGGTGCCCAGCCCTGACCGGCCAAGCCTGCCTTGCCGCGCCGGGACCGGCGGTGCCCTAGCTCGCCGAGCCGGGCCTGCCGCGCCCTGCGATGCCGAGACCGGCCGATCCACGCCAACCCGAGCCTCGCCTGCCTTGCCGCGCCGGGCCGGGCGGTGCCTGACCGCGCCAACCCAAGCCCCGCCTGCCGTGCCCCGTCATGGCACTCCGTGCCCAGCCATGCCATGCCAGTCCTTGCCTGCCGAGACCAGACCCGCCATGCCCATCCCTGACCGACCGTGCCGAGCCTGCCATGCCCAAGCCTGCCCTGCCGGGCCTTGCCGCGCCCCGCGAAGCCCCGCCTTGCCCAAACCCCTTTTTACGCAGCCTCGTCGCGCGCCAGCACGACGCGCTCGACGCGGTCGATGGAGCGGAAGATGCCGTGCAGCTCCTGCCGCAGATGGCTGTTGCGGTCCTTCCATCGGACCAGCTCGCCGACCGCCTGCTCGACCGCTGCCCGGCGCAACTCGGCGCTGCTCAGCACGTCATCGAGCTGGCGGTAGCCGCCGCCATGGCTGGCGTCGATCTGCAGCGCAATCGTCGTTCGGTGCCCGTCATCGGAGCGAACGTGAACGCTGATAAGCTGCCTCGCTCGGTAGAGCCAGTGCTCGCGCGCCGCCCTTTCGAGATCCCACTCGAATTGTCGGTGCAGCGCGCTCTCAGGATGATCGCGCGCCCAGTCAACGACGGTTGCCGGGTAGATGATGCCGTCGCCGTCGCGCAGCGCGACCAGCTCCTCGCCGACCTTGGTCATTCGCCGATCCTCCAAAAACCCCAACCGAGGCCGTTGCTATTCGGGCTGGACGCTCGGCCCTCGCCGATCCCGACCTGGAGGCCGGCGCGGGCGAAAAGGTTGAACACGTCGCCGGCCGAGAACTGGTCGCCGTCCCAGCGGACGCGCACAAGGGCCTCCCATTCCCTCCACATTGGCCGCCAACGCAGGTCAGCGCTGCCGTTGTCATTGCGACCCCAGCCCTTATGGATTTCTGGCTCGCCCTGGATGCGTACCAGCGGTGTGCCATCAACCGCATCGTAGCCATCGGCCTCGACAAAGATGCTCAGCTTGGCGCGGGCCATCACGAACCCCACCAGCCTGCAGGTAGCGATGGCCGCGTTACGGAAGGCCGGCGCTGGGATGCCGTTCCAGCCCTCCTCGCTGAGGTGCATCGCGGCACGGTAGTCGGCCTCGAAATCGCGCGCCTCGCGCTTCTTGCGGCTCCTTGCCTGGGTGCCGGCGCGCTGGGTCTCCTCCATCTGCGCCTGCGCCTTTTGGCTGAAGGCATGCTGTACGTAGGGGCTGGTCCCGATAATGTGGACCGTCGCGTACTGCGTGTTGGGCGGTCGGATAACGACCTGCGTCAGGCCCTCGGCCGCCGTCAGGGCCGCCGTCAGCATGCCGGGCGTCGCATCGCCCGAGATGAGGCGTTCGATGCCATTGCTCTGCGTCATTGAGCCAAACTCCTTTCGAGCTGATCGCGCAGGATTGCGCTGGGGCCGCCCTGGATGCGCAGCACGATCTCGCGCAGCTCGGCGGCGAACTTGCCGACCTCGGCCGCCAGCTCGGCGATGAACTCCTCGTCCCGCTCGACCCGGTGGACATAGAGCGGCATGTCTGGGTGATAGCAGACGAGGTCGCACCATTGCCGGTTGGCGACCCAGAGGTTGCCCTGGATCTGCGCCCGGTACTCGGCCGGGCAGCCGCCGGTCGTCATCACCTCGACCATCAGCGCCGGGTTGCGCGTCTTGATCTCGGCCATGCCCAGCTCGCCGATCAGCGCGTCGGGACTGCAGCCGCAGCAGAGATCGGCGTCGCGGATGAACCCGACGAGCCGCAGTTCGACCCCGTGCGCGATGGCGTAGACCATGCGCGCCTCGGCCTCCAGCGCCTTGCCGCGCCGCATGTCCGCGCTCTGGTAGGTCGGCGTGACCGTGCCTGTAATCAGCTCGGCCGCCAGCCGGTGCAGATAGCCCGTCCGCATCTTGCGCTGGCGGCTGTCAGCCATGATCGACTTGAACTCGCTGGCGGTCGGCAGGCCGCGCCGGGTCTCAAACCATTCGGGGCTGCCCTGGGCGCAATCGAGGATCTCGATCATGTCGCCGCCATGAGCTGGGCGACCTTGCGCAGCAGGCAGCGGCGCGTCTCCTCGGTCGGCAACTGGCCGCCGCGCGTGTGCAGCAGCGCGAATAGCGCCTCCAACTCATCGAACGTGAAGAGCGGCTCCGGCGGCTCATCGTGCTCCAGCAGCAGCGCCCGCGCCTCCGGCTCCGGCTCGGCAACCGTCAGCAGGCCGGGCGGGTGATCCACGCCATTCGTGGCCGGCGCTGGCGGCGCGGTCAGCGGCAGCTCTGGTGCCGGCGTTCCTGGCGGTCGCAGCATGGTCGAGCCGCGCAGGTCATTGAGAATGGCCTTGGCGGCATTGAGCGCCACGGCCGGCGCGCCATAGCGCCGCCAGTCGGCCCAGCCCGTCCCGCCGGAATAGCCGATCAGCCGCAGCGCGTCGGCGTTGTTGCAGTCGAAATGCCGGCGCAGCTCCTTGATCGCGATCTCCAGCTCGCCAAAGGGAACGAGCTGTCGGTGCTGCTTGCGAATTGGCTGGCTCATCGCCTCGCCTCCCGCTTGGTGATCGCCTCCTGCAGCGATTTCTCGGCGGCCCGGTACTGACGCGCCGGGAGCTGGTCGAGGCTGGGCACGCCGAGATGCGCGCAGTAGCGGACCATCTCGACCTGGGCGCGCTCGGCGAGCAGCGTCAGCGCCTCGACCTGACCGGGGTTGATGTACTTGGTCCCGCCGGCAACGCCGTCGTCGTCCTCGCCCCGGCTGGTCAGGTTGAGCAGAGCGCGCGCCGTGTAGCGCATGCCGTAGCTGGTGCTGCTGCCATAGCTCTGGACCGTGTTCTTCGACCCGCTGGTATCGAGCGGCAGATGGATGGTCGTCTGCTCGACATGGCCCTGGCGGTGGCTGAGCTTGCCGGTGACGCTGAGCTGGCCCTCCTCCTTGCCGATGGCGAAGGTGAGGGCAAATCCGTGCCGCGCCAGGATCGGCTTGATCTTGGCCTGGACGTCCTCCCAAAGGGCATAGGTGCTCTGCACCTCGCCGGCCTTGTCGAGGATCTCGCCGCGTTCTTCAATCTCCGGCAGCTCGGGCTGCATCTCGGCCAGGGCCGCTGTATAGGCGGCATGTGCCTCGCGCTCCATGTGACGTTCGTAGAGCGCCGTGAGCCGTTCCAGCTTCTCAACGTCCACGTTTGGGTCGGACGCCGCCTTGGCGATGATGTCGAGCAGCGTTGTGTCGGCGTCGCGGCGCGTGGGCAGACCGTTGCCGGGCTGTTGCTCGATCAGCTCGCCGCTCATAGCGACCAGCACGCGATAGCGATGACAACCCAGAGCAGCAGGATGCTGGCCGCCCAGGCCTCAAAGATCCCGGCCTTACGGCGGGCCGTTTTACCTATGTTTTGAAAGAGGTTGCTCAGGCCGACCCGGTGCATGACGCCCTCCCTGGTATGGGGCCTGCGTCATGATGGCGCAGCCCACAGGGGGGTCGTCAAGGGCCGTTGGCAACAATTTTCTTACGAACCGCCGATCCGGTTCGTACGCGCCTGAACAAGTTGCAAAATTTGCTTGGCAATAAATTTCCGATCCTCGACGCTGAGCGTGCGGAAGAGGCCCACGATAAACGCCTCGTCATCGGACAGCCCGGCCGGCTGGTCGTGCGCCGCGCCGCCGCGAGCGCTGTGCCGCAGGGCGTCGTCGCCGTGGATGGCGTCGGGCGTCAGCTCGGGCAACGTCGCGGCCGAGGCCTCCTCGATCAGCGCGCGGATGCCATAGCCATAGTATCGCGCCATCGCGCGGATGCTCTTCCAGCCAGTCCTGCTGCGGCCTTGCTCGATGTTGCTGAGATGCGGCCGGCTCAGCCCCAGGCTCCTGGCGGCCTCGTCCTGGCTGATCTTCTTCAGCTTCCGCACACCGCCCAGGTAGCGACCCAGCTTCAGCCGGAGATCGGGGTTGTCCTCCATCGCGAGGTCGAACGGCATGTCGTCGTCGGAGAGCTGCTCCGGCCTCGTAAAGTCATCGTCTGAGTTACTCGTCATCATGGTCCGAGCCTCTCCCAGTTGAATGTGCTGCACCCGCCGTTTTGCCGCTTGACGTTGATGAGGGGTAAGCCAACGATGTGCGACATGTTGTCAATCGATCAAATCGCCGAACGGGCCGGCGGCATCGGCAGGCTTGCCGAGCTGCTCGGTGTTCACTGGTCCACGGTGTGCGGATTTAAGCGCACGAGGGCCGCGCTGATCCCGCCGCATCACGCGCGGGTCATCAGCGAGGCTCTCGATATCCCGTTGCACGAGATCCGCCCAGATCTGTGGCCGGCCCCCGAGGAGGCCCAAACTCACGAGCGCGTTACCGCATAACTGGCCTCTCGCGCAAGGGGCATGTTGGTAACGGCATCCTTACCGCAATGGTTCCAGACACAGCGCAAAAGCATTTGACATAAACACTTTGCAACCGGAGGGAGGGGCACGTCGATGCGGCAGGCCGAGCGTCTCCTCCAGCGGGAGATCACGACGCGGCTGAGGTTTGCGCCGTTGTCTGCCATCGTTGTTCCCAGCCCGAACGGCATCTTTCTCCCGACCCGCTCCCCGGTTGAACGCGATCTCGCGCGCCGGATCGTCCATCAGCTCAAGCTCGGCGGCTCGCTGCTGCCCGGCGCGCCTGACCTGCTGATCCTGTGGGGCACCGGCTGCGGCTGCATGGAGCTGAAGCGCCCGGCCGAGAAGACGCTGATCGGCAAGCAGCGGGCCGGCGAGCTGAGCGACGAGCAGAAGCGCTTCCGTGACCGCTGCGCCGACCTGGGCGTGGCGTACGAGGTCGTCATGTCCTGGCCCCAGGCCCGCGAGCTGCTCAAGAGCTGGGGCCGGCTGCCCGAGGGCTGGATGGAACCCGAGGCCAGGAGGGTCGCGTGAGATGCCCGACCCTGGTGGCGATAGTCGCGACGTTGCCCTGGAGCATCTGCTCTGGGCGCGCTCGCAGGGGTTCACCAACGACGAGATCCTGGCGTCCATCGGCGTGCGCGCGGTGCTCGCGCCCAGTGACCGGCTCGTCCTCGATCACCTCGCTGCGGCGCATCGCCAGCTTCTCGACCGCACCCGGCAGGCGGCATGACTGGCTACTTCCGCCCCGGCAGCCATGGGCGACTGCTCGCCGAGCTGAAGAGCTGGGAGCTGCCAGAGGACGATGGACGCTTCCATCCGGTTCGCTGGATCGTTGCACGGCTGGAAGAGGGCTGCTTCATCGTCGCCATCGGCAACGGTATGGGCGACTACGCCTACAGCCCGAGCGGCTGGAGGGAATTACGAAGGGAGGTTCTGGAGCGCGATCAGAACCGCTGTGTCTACTGTGGAGATCCAGCAACCTGTGTCGACCATGTCCTGCCCAAGGCCTGGGGCGGGCTAACGGTCGAGCGCAATCTCGTTGCGGCCTGCAAGCCATGCAACAGCCGCAAGGGCGACCGGCTATGAGCATCCGCGCCGTCGCCTGGGCGTTGAGCGCCCTGTGCCCCACGCCCCTCGCCAAACTGGTGCTGATCAAGCTGGCCGATTGTGCGAACGAGGAGGGCGAGTGCTGGCCCTCGCAGGCGCGGATCGCGGCCGATTGCGGCGTCACCCGCAAGACGGTGAACTACCAGCTAAAGGTTTTGGCCGAGGCCGACCTACTGCGCGCAGAACAGCGCGTCGGCAAGCACGGCAAGCAGGCAAACCATTACTTTCTGCGATGTAACGCAGCTACTCATTCGGATGTCACCCCCGCGTTACATCCGGATGTAACCACGGGATCACAGCCAATAGAACCGTCATTAGAACCGTCAGAACCCCCCCTTAATCCCCCCCAGGGGGGTCGTGTGTCGGTCAAGACAGACTTTGCCGAATTCTGGCTGGCCTACCCGCACAAGGTCGGGAAGGCCGACGCTGAGCGCAAATACCTCGTCGCCCGCAAGGCCGGCGCGACCCAGGCCGAGCTGCTCGACGGCATCGGCCGCTACAAGCGCACCAAGCCCGACGACCACAACTGGTGCAATCCCGCGACATGGCTGCACCAGCAGCGCTGGCTCGATCAGCCGGCCGGCGCTGGCCCGCTGTTCAACGGCCATGACCCAGCGCCGCCGCGCCCAGCCATCGATCCCAAGAGGCTTGGTCATTCCCTGCCCTGCGCCTGCAGCAACTGCATGCGTTGGGTCCAACAGCAGCAGGAGGCCTGACATGACCGTGGATGCGAAAGAGGCGACCCGCGCCCTCAACGGCTGGGCGCGTTCACAGGGCTACTCGGACTTCGACACGTACATGGCGGCCGGCGGCACGATCCGCGAGGCCATGCTCGATCTGCAGAAGCGCCGTGAGCGCATCGATCTGGCGACGGCGGCGATCTACCAGTGGAAGGCCCCGCCAGCGCCGCCGCCGCATCAGCCCGAGATCGCCGGCCGAGCCGAGCACGAGGACTACGAGCGCGCCAACACCCGCATGACCATCGGTGAGGACGCACTCAAGGCGGCCGAGGCCGAGGTGACCGGCGAGGCGGTCGAGCCTGACAACGCCCAGATCCAGGGGTTCGAGGTATGAGCGCCGCCGATCTCAACGCGCCCAGCCCCGAGCGGCAGCGGCGCAGCGAGTTCCTGTCCGCGCCAGCGCTGAGCACCGACCAGGGGCCGGCCAGGGCCGGTGCTCGCATGTACCGGGCGCTCTCGACGCTCGACCGGCTGCTGCGCGATGGCGTGATCGGACCTCGGCAGCACGATGCCGGCGAGCGCTTCCGCAGCGACTACGAGGTCGGGATCGCCGGAGCCAGGGAGGACATCGGGTCGGGCGGCGTCGCCGGCTACTACTACGCCGAGGTGCGTCTGCGCGCGGTCGAGCGCTACCAGCTCGCCCTCAAGGCCCTGGGGCCGCTCTGGCGCTACACGGTGCCGATCTGCATCGGCCAGCTCGGCTCGGGCGACGTCACGTTCTCCGAGCTGGCTCGCATGCTCGGGCGCAATCGCCAGGAGATCGCCGGCATCGTCAAGCTGGGCCTCGACACGCTCGCCGATTGCTACGACCTGCCGGAGGACGGCCGATGAAGACCCACAAGCCCACCGAGGCGCAGGCCCAGTGGCTGCGCCGGATCGCGCACAGCCCCCTGATGAAGACCTACGTCCAGGGCGACAGCCAGCCGCGCTACAGCCTGCAGAGCGGCGAGACGGTGCCGGTGCCGATCGCCGAGAAGCTGATCCGCAACGGCTGGGTCAGGGGCAGGAGGGATGGGCTATTCGGCGACGAGCAGAGCTACACGCCGCGCGACCGGGTCTACGAGGCCCTGCGACCCGCCGGGCCGGCTGCGCAGCCATGAAGGGCCGGCGCATGTGGTCCTGGCAGCTCGCCCAGCCGACGCAGCGAGCCGTCCCGTTCAAGGACCAACGCAACCTGACATGCCCGCATGGGCGTTTCTGGCGCAGTTGCCAACGTTGCCGGTTGCCTCGTGAAACAGGCGAGCGTAACGTTGACGTAAGCGGCGAGAGCCGTCAGCGCCTCGGATCGGAGGCATCCTCATGAAATCCAAAGGCATCTTCCCGTCCTCGGGCAAGCGAGGGCCGCGCCGCACGTTTGGCGGCACCGCCGGCAACAGTTCGTCCTCGTATAGCGCGCCCAACGCTGACGGCTACAAAGCCGGCATGCTCGGTTGGCGCGGCTCGCCCAGGGCTGGCGGCCAGAGCATGGCGGATCAGTCGGGCAACCGGCCGCAGCCGACCGACAAGGGCATGACCGGCAATGGCGGTCTCGCCTGGGACAGCTCGATGTCGGGCTACATGAACGAGAAGGGCAAGGCGTCGTGAGGGCGCGTCCTGGCGCGGCCAGTCGCCGCAAGATGCCGCCACCGATGCCGATGCCCGCTAGCGCCCCTGCCGTGCCCGCTGATGATGTTGAGCCTCCGGCGGCTACTACCCCAGCGCCCGCACCCGTAGCGGCCCCTACAACGCCGCTGGCGGGCGCGACAGACGGCCTTGGGGCCGGGACCGGCGGTCTCGCCATCCACTCGTCGCTCAAGGGCGCGAACATCCATGGCCGCGAGCCGAAGCACTCCAGCAAGCATCGCTAGGTGTCGCGGCGGGGCGAACCGCGACAGCCGCCCTGGTCGCCACGAGAGGTCGTCAGGCTCCGCTGGTACGCGGATCGTGGTCTCAGCATGCGCGAGGCCAGCGTCCTGCTCGGCCGCTCCTGGGCCGGCACCATGCGGCTGGCTGGCCGGCTCGGCATCCACTTCCACGGACCAATGGGTGCCCCTAAGCTCAATCGAAACCGCAAGCTCGGGGAGGCTCGGAAGGCGTTTCGAGCAATACTTGCGGGAGACTAAGAACAGGCGAACTACTGCAATCGGCTGTTTCGAGTACATCTCACCCGGTTGCGGCCGCGGCACGGCCCGAAAGAGTATTTGGTGGGACTGGTAGACTATTCACTAAGCATTCGCCGCAAGTAAAAGAAATCGTAAGCCAGCGATATGATAGCGGTGGAGCTATCTGTTTGCCGCGTTGTGGAGGCCCACAGAGGGCCTCTAAAATGCCGGGTATCATTTCACCTAGAAACCTTCCCCCCACTCAGCGGCCTCCAGAAGCGTTCTATGAGGGTTTCGCCCACAAGCGTTTCTAGACGGTCATGCAACGCTGGAGGCACCCGATGAGCAGCGCCCAGGGACAGAAGTACGCCGTCAATCCGCGATGGCGCACCGGGCGTCGCCCTGGGGAGCGGCCCTTTGTCGGTGGGGCTGGCGTCAACCCCAAGAAGCACGCGAAGAAGAAGCGCCGGCACGCGCGGGAGGCAACAAAAAGCCCCGCCGGAGCGGGGCTGGTAGGGTGAGCCGGGGCGGTCAGTCCATCGGCCGCCTGACCCTGGGCCTGGGCCGGCCGTGGACGCCGTCGAGGAAGAGATTGCGGATGCCCTCGACCTTGATCGATGCCGCGATCTCCAGGGCGCGCTCCAGGCCATAGTTGGCGACCGCAGCGCGGCCCATCTGCCACCAGCGCACCTTGTCGCTCGTGCGGGATGCCTGCATCGCTCAGCCCTCCTGCCCGGCGCGGAGGTCTTGCCAGTAGGCCGTCATCCACTGCTGGCGGAGCAGCTTCTGGTCCCGCTTGCCGAGCGCGCAGTAGTCGATGACATGCTGCACCGGGTTGTCATTGCCGATGGGGATGATGAGGTCATTCACCATCAGCAGCTCGACGCCGTCGCGGTTGCGAACGGCCTTGATGTTCTCGCCCTTCACCCAGGCCAGGGTCGTCTCGGTCATCTCAGTCTCCAAACGTGTTTGTGCCGCGCCCTTGTGGGCGTCACCCTCTATATAAGGACGTCCGATGGTGTTGGCAACATGTTTGGGGCTTGTGCTGCCCACATGTTTCAGCCTGTTAGACACATTTCCCGTCACGCGACCGTCATCCACCCGTCATGGTTGCGCACCTTAACGTACATCGCACAACCGCCCGCCAAGTGATGTTGACGCCCACATTACAGCCCGCTTAAATCGCCTCCCAACGAGACCAGGGAGGAAGCGATGCTGGAAGGGCTAGCCACCGAACTGTCCGAGGTCGAGGCCTGTGCGCTAGCTGACCAGATGGGCGATTTTGGCGACGTCTTTATGCAGGCCTGGGCACGGCTGGCCCGTCGCCTGCCCTGGCTCGCGGGCCACCCGGCCCTCCTTGAGTTTATGCCCCACCGCGACCGGCTCGACGTCGTCGTGACGACGCACTCCGACGCGAGCCATGTGCGGGTGGTGATCCAGGCCAAGCTGCACCGGCACCTCTACAGCCTCTGGGCGGTCTCGCACCATGGCCGCAGCACCGCCTGAGCCGCACCGCACGCCTGACTGGATGCGCCTCGACTGGCGCGGCAAGCACGATGCGTCCTGGCTGCTGCTGCGTGTGCGCTCCTCGCCCGAGGCCAGGACAAGCTTTTGTGCCGGCGTGCTCTATGACCCAGGCCGCGACCGCGTCATGCGCACCGCGCCGATCCTCAGATATCTCCTCGGCCTCGACGCCGCGACGCTACGCGGTGTCGCCCAGGCCAACGGCTGGACGCTGACCGTCGTTAAGGCCGACGAGCAAAGCACCCAACCACCATCGCCCTGAGCTGCGGCTGCGGGTCGTAATAGGTCAGCGTGTTGGTGCTCGGCCGCTGCCGGTTCTGCCCTGGCACGACCTCGATGCGCTTCTTGATCAGGCCCTGCGCCTCGTACTTGGAGAGCACGACGTCAAAGGTCTGGGCCGAGCAGCCGAGCAGCTTGCTGAGCTGGGGCCGGCCGAGATCGCCCTTGCGATACCAGGGCACGCGGCCATCGAGCAGGACGATGAGGGTCAGGATGCGGGCCGCCGAGACCGGCGAGCGGTGTGCGCCGTTGAGCTTGCCGAGCAGCTCGGCCATGCAACGTTCGATCTCATCGAGGCGGCCGATCAGGGGAAGGATGTCATCATAGGTCATGAGCGCGCCTCCTCTTATCGGGCGTGATAGGGCGCGCAGCCGCCCTGGGCGGCTCATCGGGCTTGGGTGTTGATGGTAGGACCAACGTGACCAGACGCCAAGCCCCAATGCCTAAAACCTGTTGGGATCGGTCTGCCAGCGCTGCTGGGCAAAGGCCTCAGCCATGCGGCTCGCCGAGCCAGAGGTCAGGCATCAGCACCTCATTGAACTCGCCCTCCGGCAGGTAGCGGTTCGCGTTGTCAACGATCTCGACCGCCTCAGCCCGCTGGTAGCGCCCAGCCTTGCGCATCGAGCGCGTGTAGCCGCTGCGCCCTGGTGCCCACCAAGCGCCATGCTCCTCGGACCAGATCAGCCAGCGCCCAGCCATCAGCGTTCTCCTAGCTGCAGCTCGATCAGCACCCAGGCGCGGTCACCAGCGCTGAGCCGCCGCATGCCATCGAGCACATGCTGGCGCAGCGCGGTCTGCGACAGGCCGGCCCCATCGCCGAGCAGCTCGTGGACATCGATGCCGAGGGCCTTGGCGAGCGCGTACTTGCTGTCGAGGCGCGGCTCTTTGGTGCCCCTGACCCACTGGCTGATGACGCCACGATTGCGCGCGACCCTGCTGCCGGCGCGCTCTTCGCCGTACACCCGCCGCCCCAGCTCAGACTGATTGACGCGCTTGTCGGCCATGGCTTGCCGCAGCAGCGAACCATCCCACGCCATCGCACCCTCCCTGTTGGCAACACCATCACCATACCAGAGAGCTGCTGATGCCCAAGCACGCTGCGATCCGGCAGCCCAAGCAGCTCAACGACGCGCGCAACCGAGCAGTCGCTAACCGAGCACCATCACCAAGCTGGGTCAGCGGGTGGCGTCAGAAGATCAGAACCAGCCAGCTCATCAACCGTTTGCAGACGTTCGCACTAGATGATCCCGATGCTCCGACCGGGCCAAGGATGACCAGAACGCAGGCTCAGGTAGCGCTCTCCCTGCTCAGGAAGGTGCTGCCTGACATGCAAGCCCTTGAGATTACAGGGGCTGAGGGACAGCCGATCCAGGTCCAGGTGTTGCGGTTCACCGACGCAGAGCCGCTCGACGCACCTAAGCCCATGATAACAATCGAGAATATCGAGCAGCACCCAGCGCTGATCGAGGACGAGCCGATCGAGGTTAGTCCTCGGAGGACTACAAGACGCAAGCGATCTCAATAGGTTAGACGGAGGCTTGGACAGAGAGGGTGGTCGGCGGCCGGCCGGGTGGGGGCCGGGGGCACCCGTCCGCTGGAGGTAGGGCAAGGGGTCGCCGAGGCTCAGGCCTGGGGTACTCCCCCGCGCGTGTCACATTTTTTTGCAGCCGTCAACCCATCAAATGTTAACTAATCGTTGGGCAACAGATTGGACAAACCGTCGCGTCAGCTCGTAAACTGATGCCGTCAGCCACTTCTCAAACGGTTTACCCACTCGCTGACAAGCGGCTGACAGTCTGGTGGCGGTTTTGCGTGCGCGGGACCGTCGCCTGTCTCCAACGTGAACTTGCGGCCGGTCGCGCTATCCCTGTCCCCCATAGGCACGCCTGACCGGCCGCGCCCTTTAAAAAGCGAGATGAGCCAAACCAATGTCAGCGGTGCCTGCTGCTATTGCTTCACCGGCTTTGGCCGGCACCACGAGCCGGGCTGTCCGATGACCGCGCAGCGCTTTATCGTCGCCGAGATCTCCAAGAACTGGCCCGAGCCGGCGATGGAGGAGGCGTTCTGGGGCGCGCATCCCGACGCGACCCACGCGCCAAACGGCATGCGCCGGCTGCTCAGCGAGCGGTTCGAGGAGGTCATCAACCGCAACCTGGAGCACGGCTATCGGCTGAGCGACTGGCGCTACAGCCGGATCGACGTCACCGTGCCGCCCGACGCCGCGCAGCGCGAGATCAACGAGACCATCATCGCGGTCTTTGAGCTGGTCGCGGAATGAGGCGCATCGCCAGCCTGCTGCTGCCCGGCGACGAGCTGCTGCCCGGCAAGGAGCGGGTTCTCAGCGCCGAGCGCGATGGCGACCGCATCAACCTGATCCTGCAGATACCGGGCCGGCACCGGACGCGCTTGTGGAAGGTCGATCCGCGTCACGAATTTGAGGTCGCGGAATGACCAGCTCGCCGCGCGCCATCCTGCCGTCCAAAGCGGCGTCGCTGACCGACGCCGCCCGCATCGACGCGCTCAAATGCGAGGTCTGCCTCGGCTGGTTCCTGCCGTCGCCCAACGTCTTTGGCTGCCCCTGGTGCGCGGCAGCCGACGAGATGCAGCCCGAGCAGAAGGCGATTTTTCGCGCGCTGATCAGCGGTCTGTCGAGTGCGCGGCCATGAAAGCCCGCTTTACCAAGGAGGAGGCGGACAAGCTGGTCATGGGCGTGCTGGGCTGGCTCAGCGCCGAGGTGCCCGACATCCAGCGCGGCGAGGCGATTGCCGTGCTCGGCGCGACGCTCACCTCGCTGATCGAGACCTACGAGGACGAGGAGCGGCGTGACCGGATGCGCCGCCGGGTCAAGCTCGCCATCGACCTCTCCGCCGGAGCCCAATGGCCCAAGGAGGCGCGGCAGTGACGCATACCGCGCATATCGAGCTGCGCAACGCGGTCGCGTCGGCCAAGATGGATCTCGCCGACAAGCTAGCGCTGCTAGCCCAGAAGGAAGGCGCGACCGACCGCGAAATGCTCGATGCGCTCGCGGTGCTGGCCGCCTTCTATCTGCAGAAATACCCGCAAGAGGTGAGGCGCTTTGTCCACGATGTCGGCGCGCTGATCAGCGGCGATCTGGCGCGGCGATGACGCACGAGTTCGACCTGGGCGCGTCCCGCCTGATCGTGCGCGGAGCCATCGGCGACAAGATCCGCGTCAGCATCGAGACACCGCAGCGCCGCGAGGTCTACTGGGCGCTGATCCCGGTGCCCCAGGCCAAGCTGATCGCCACCGCGATTGAAGAGGTGACGCGGTGAGCGACGAGCGGCGCGCCGACACGATCCGCGTGATCATGTGCGACGCCGATCAGGGCGGCGAGGTGATCGCCGTGCGGCTCAACCGGCCGGAGGCGGTCGAGGTCTGCCGCATGTTGTGGCGCTTCCTGACCGTCGAAGAGCGCAAACAGGTGCGCCAGCCATGAGCGACGACCGGCCCGAGTTCAGCGTCTGGGTCTTCTGGGTCGATGGCATCCACGAGCCGGTCCTGCGCTTTGTGCGCGGCGAGACGGCGGTCAGGGCGGCCCGCCGGGTCACGCGCGGCTACGAGATGCTCAGCCAGCGCGCGCCCGACCTGCGCGCGGTCGAGAAGGTCATCATCACCGATGGCGGCGACGACACGGTCTTCCAGTGGGAGCCAGGGAAGGGCGTCGTCTGGCCGCCGCGCGAGGCTCCGGCATGATGATCTCTGACCTCTGGCCCGGCATGCCGACCGACGCACAGCGCCTTGCGCGGATGCTGGAGCGCGAGCTGCCGCCGCAGCAGCGCTGTGGTCGCGCCGAAGGCTGCGAGTACTGCTACCGCGTCGGCGGGTCGGGCGAGCTGTGCGAGAGCCGCATGGAGAGCGGCGAGCTGGTGGACGCGACCTTTATCTGCAACGCCTGCCTGGAGGAGATCGAGCGCGACATCCGCAACGAGCAGCTCCTCGACTGCGGCGGCTCGGCATGAGGGCCGACTGGAGCCACCTGGAGAAGTG